TGGTTGTTTATTAAGTGTAGCTTTTTTTATTGGTGTTTTTGTACCATTAACCTTAGTAGATTTAAAACCACCATCTTTAGGAGTAGTCTTAGGAGTAGACTTTGTATCCAAACTTTTTAATTTTTTAGTTAATTGTTGTATTATATAGGATAAACCTTGTGTTTTACTTGGAATTTTTTTAATAGGTTTTACACGAGATTTTGGTTTATTTTTATTTGCTTCTTTACGTATAGTACTACTACCTTTCTTTGGTATTGGTTGAGTAACATCTTTACCTGTTTTTCTATCAACAAATCTACCTGGAGTCTTAGAGTGACCAGTAATTTTAGTTTTCTTTGATGTATTCGTAGGTTTAGTAGTAGTAGTCGGAGGTTTAGGAGTAGGAGTTTTAGTTTTATTTTTTCGTTGTTTTTTTTCTGTATCAGTTAATGGAGGACCATCAATACTAATTACATTTCCACCCCGTAAACTTACTCGTACTCCTGGTGATCCTCTACGTCCTGGCTCAGTTACTTGAGGTTTTAAACCTTTTGCTCTTCCTGGTCTAACCTTTTCTATTTTTCCACCTTTTTCTTCAAACTCTCTTAATGCTTCTGAAACTAATTTACGTGATTCTGCTTTACTCATAGCCATCTTTCTTCTCCTTACGAATCATAGTGGCGTGAGACTTCACGATTACCATCCCATCCCTTACTGGAGGAACGATTAATCTTACCACGCTTCTTAGCTGCGCTACCCCACTTACCGTAGGACTCATCACGACTAGCCTTTAACTGCTTCTTAGTGCGCTTCTTCTTTACACGCATTGCAATAGACTCATCCTTACGATCTTTGTAGCCCTGTTTTTTCTTTTTCTTTTTAACCTGACCACCCTTCTTCATATGTTTGGCACGTTCCATTTCAGACATCGTACCAGAACGAGCTTCTTCAGCAGGATATAAACCTATATGTGACATTTTAGCCATTTTAATTCCCCTCTCTTGTATAAGTAGTGTTATGATCTATGGGGAAACTTTTACCCTGTGGATAGTCATAATCACAGATTGCATGAATAGGGCCGTGAACGGCTGGACCCTTCTTAGCAGCCCCAAATCCCTGTCCTGTTGGTTTAGCCACAGGTATTTTAGAATCTTTATATAATGCTTCCTTAGTAGCCATTATGCTTTCCTCCGATTTAACTTTCTAAGTGTTTTAGCAAACCTCGCTCTTTGTCCCATCTTACCTTTTTGTTTAGCAGCAGCATTTAATTTAGAAGCAGGAATCTTTTGACCTTTTTTAACTCCTAACGCTGCCCGTAAAGCTCCAGGTTTTTTAATCGCTTTCTTAATATTAAGTTTCTTTTTTGATGGGGCCATTTTAATTTCCTTTCCTATATTAGCTCTACTAATAGACATTAACTTGAACCTTTAATAAGAGTATCAGGTCCACCAGCAGGGCTGGCATTAACAGCCATATCATCCTGTCTCGTTCTACGTGCCTGATTACGTAGTGCATTAATATGATATTGATATTGACTCTCCCATAATTGAGAAGCTGTAGAGTCTTTCATAAATAAAGATGCTTCTACCATACAGGCAGTAAATAAAGCATCGTAACAAAAATCCGTAAAGTAATTTGAAGTTGTACCTGTAGAGGTAAGAGTGGTTGGTCTAACCACTGTCATAATCTCACCGTTATGGGTAGATGCTGGAGTGGGAGCAACTCTTATCTCTGTATTACCTCTATAAGCATAATAGATTGGAGCACTGGTACTGGCACTAACAGGCCAGAAGTCATTAACAAATTCCATTGTACGCAATAGCATATTCTTCCGTGACCCGTTTTGAGTCATGGAAAAATTCCTAACGATACGAGTACCACTAGGAATTGTAACAACAGCCTTTCCTGATGTAATCGCTATAGATGTATATACGGTTAAGCCATGATCGTCTAGATCAGTCGTAAGTTTATTTTCTGCTTTATTTACAATCTTGGGTAATTGTGCTGCAAATTCTGTCCCATCATTTTCTGCCGTATTTTTTACATCCGTGATTAAATAATCATAATCAGGCATAATTAACCATAGAATACCATAACAACAGAAGCAGAAGTTGGTGCAGATACCATAATCTTACCTTTAAATTTTACACCCTGTTCACCAAAGTACGTATCTCTATTACCAGCAAATTTAATGCGAGTCAAAGTTTTGCTTGTATTAACAGAAGTAAAAGTATCAGTAATATTGCAGGTTCCTGTAACAGCAGCCGTAATACCCAGTATACGAGTACCAACTGCAATAACATCTCCCATTCCACCTGTAGCTGTAGTTGGAACAGTTGAAGTCGAATAATCTATAAGCTGTCCACTTCCTGTAACTGTTGCTGTTTTAATATTTGTAGCCATGTTGTTCCCTTCATCAAAATAGAGTGGAGAGGGTTATTACACCCCCTCCTCTCTTACAGGTCTTAGCTGGAGCCAGCCGACCCAAAGTAACTACGCCAGTCAGAGAACCCGAAGCTATAACGCTCACGAGCCTTAAAGCGAAGATTACCTGTGTCGAAGTCAGGTTCCATCTTAGTTTGTAGCGGAACACGTACAAACATTTTAGCACCATTCGGTACATCAGTTTTAATGAAGTACGCATTGGTATCCGTAAACCTGCGATTCACCATGAAGCCTTCTGGAATCATACCCATGTGACGAACAGCATTGATGTTGTTCTGAGCATAGGTTCCATCACCACTTCCACCAGCAACCGTAGTTCCTGGCGAGTGGAGAATCTGATCAGCAGTTGACCATAGATCAGGTGGGATATGCAATGATACCGCATTAGCACCGATAAGAATACCCCGATCATCTTTGATCTTCTGGATACTCGTGATAACAGTTTCTAGTGCAGCTTCAGAAAGGTCGGAAGCGGCAGCTAGGTTAGACTGTACACCGTCTGATACGGTTGGGTGGGCGGCACTGAAGAAAGCTGCTCCATCACCACCAATGTAAGCAGCAGCAGTACTGAAGCCGTTATTGAAAACGTCAGCAGCCTTCACTTGCTTGGTGTTTGCCATTGCACGAGCAAGACCACGAGCACGAAGTTTGGAGAACGTATCATAAAGATTATCTTCCATAGCTTCTTCTGTGATTGCAAATGCGAGGGCAATCGTTTCATTGGTGTAACGAGAAACATACGTTTCTTGTGCCGTATCATAACTGACTGCTGAACCTTCCCCTTTTACAGGTGCAGTTGCAAAGCCAGTGAACATTACTTCCTCTTCAAAAGCACGATCAGAATTCTCGACTTCAAAGAGTGCCTCATGTTCGTTGTTGACTTCCCCGTACTCAAGACCGAATACGGCATTAAGACCAGGGAGAAGTTCTTTGGCGATACTAGCTCTTGAAATAGCCATTTTCTATCCTCCCCTATTAAATCGGACCAACAACACTGGATGCTACATCATACATAGCTACTTCATTACGGAGTATCTTAACTGCCATAATGGGGAACGCACGTTCCGTAGCCACATCAATGTCATTACCAGGGATGTCTTCTACTCCGACAGCCTTTACAGGAGCCGTAGCAGCAGTCCGTGTTGATGCTTTCAACCCAAAGCCTGAAATACCTGTAGCGGTATTACCAGCACCAAGGGTCAGTTCAAAGTTTAAGTAAATATCTCCCGAACTACACGAGGCATCAGCCATAATGTTGTACGTCATATCAGGGTCAGCAATTACATTGGCTTGAATATTCGTAGCCGATGTATTAGCTGGCCAGTATTTTTTCCAAGTCGGTACACCATCTGCTTCATAGTATACACCCTGGAATACACCAACTGCATAATCCGCAGCGGCACTAACTGGTTCGATATTACCAAGACTTACTTTAACGAGATCACCCTTAAAAATATCACGAGAATCTCCTGAAGCAATAGGTAATATCTTCATACCCGTACTATTAGCCGTAGAGCCATAATTACGTGCAGGACGGAATCCACCTAAGACGGAAACTTTAGTATCCATTTTAGTTTTCTCCTTCCATAATCACACTAGGAAATCAGTCTTGAAATTTAGGACTTTTTCCCCTAGTCACGGTTGACTTACTATTATTATAAATGGGCATACGAGAATCACTATTACTCATTAATTGGCTATTTACAGCGTTCATTAATTCGTTAGCCTTATTCTCATAATGCTCTCTTCTCGCTATTGCACGACCTTCAGGCATTTTTGCTAGAGCTACATCCCCTCTAACCACTGTACCTGCATAGCGACCATTCTCCTTCACGATGGAGCTTGTTGACAATTCGGGTACTTCATCTGGTGCTACGAACACCCATCCATCTCGTTGACGCTTTCCGACATTTTGATAATCGTCATTGCCTCTGATCTGAATTCGTATCCAACGAAGAACCATACCTTGATTTAGAAATCTTTCCTTTACCTCTTCAGGTATTGCTAAAGCATCTTCCTCCTCAAATGTATATACTTCTTCTCTGGTTTGACTTTCCCTTTCTTGTGAACTACGTGATTCTGTCCGTGCCATAATTATTGTCCTCCACGCTTATTAGTTACAACATTAGTATATTCGCCTTCAGCTTTATCAACTTTTAGCTTCTCTGCCGCATATACTTCAAGTGGTATCTGCCATTTATTAGCCAGTCGAATGTCTTCTGGACTTAGCTTAACCTTACGGTTACTGGCAGTGCTAGGTGAGCGTGATGTACCAGCGACCACTTGAGCAGGTGACGTTTCCTGCTGACGGGGTTGTGAATTCTGTACTTCAGGTTCTCCTGTAAATTTATTAGGAAAAGTCTCCTGAAGTCTCCTATTCACTTCTACATAGAACTCATCTTCTGAGGGATCATATCCCTCTTCTTTTAATTGTTTATCAATCTCTAAAGCTCCGTAAGTCATTATCTGATCCTGACCAAACCAGTCATTTTCAGATGCCCACCTCATAGCTTTAGGATCAGGTTTAAATTCTTGTTGCTGCTCCTGAACCGTCTGTTGGTTCTCTTGTGCTGTCTCATATTGATCAAGAGCAGTCCTAGCATCTTCAATCCGTTGTTTTTCAAACTGAGCCTGATTTAAAATTTCCTGTGCCGAAAGAAGCTGTTCCTTATCTCCACCATCAAAGGCATTAAGATATGCAGTCCTAGCTAATTCAATTTTATCATCAACCTGTTTGGAACTTAGTTCAATATTCTGTTTAACATTTGTAGCAACTTCTGTTTCTTTATTACTTAGTTTAGACTGAAGCTCACTATTATGCCTCATTAACTTTTCAATTTCTTCATCACGTTCTTTACGTTGACGAATTAATTTACGAATTCTTTTTTCTGCTCCCTGAGTTTGAATTCCATCTAATTCAGGTTCATCAGGTTTTAAAGGAGGAGGATTAGGTTCTGGTGTTTCTTTTTCTTCTTGAACAGCCTGAACTTCTTCCTCTACTTCTACTTGTAATTCCTCATGTTCAGGGATAGTAATCTGATTCCATCCACCATCATCCTGTTCTTCTACTTCAATTTCTCTTTCTTCTGCCATAATATTCTCCGTTGTTGACGACTCAAACGTATTTACGTCCAATAATAATATTATACACTATTATATAGGGGGTACGCAACTTTTTTAATGACTTAAATTAAAAGTAGGGTCTAAATGACTAGGAGACTTTACCTTCATAATAATCTGGTCATCAAATAATAGTATAAATCTTTGTCCCTGATAAAAGAGTTTAGTCCCTGTATGTTTACCATAACAGACAAAATCACCTTCTGCACACCACGGACCTTTAGGAAACTTATTTACATCTTCATAAGCTAAGTCTCCAACTACGATAACCTGTCCTACTGTTGTAAGATAGGCAATATCATCTTTAATGGAATCTGGAATAAATATACCACTCTTAGTTTTCTCCTTTACTGAGAAAGGGCGTACCAATACATGATACCCAGGAATTTCGGGAAGCTCATCCACAGTTACTTCTCCATCTACTGCATCAATCCATTCATCGTTCTTGATAGCATTAGATAAGTCAACGTGTCTCATTTAAAAATCCTCTTCATCTAGATGTTGTCTACGTTTAAGAATTTCACTTAATTGTTGTCGTGACCATTCTATACCATTAATAGACCCAACAAGTTGTCTATAATGTGCATAGTCTTCTATACCTCCAGATGCAAGAGAATTTTTTAAATTCTCCATTTCTTTATTATAGGATTGAATAACGTCATCCCAAATATCCATTATATTGCAGATACCATCATTATTAAAATTATAAATAATGCTAAAGCTATCCACATCCCCTTACAGGATAGTCCACACTTACAAGTAATTTTTTTAATTTTCTCGTTTAACCAGTCCTTCATGGGAATCTCCTCTTATAATCCTGGTCCCTTAGTTTCACGAGTGCTCCGTTTGGGATTAGGAACTTTATAAGTATCAGGTGGGAACTCTTCTGTAATACCCTTCTTAGCCCTAACACTCCAGCTAGAATAATCGACATCATCCCAATCACCTACTGAGCGATTGGAATCATTATTGCCGATGCTGCCTTGGTTCATATACTTCATAATTTACTCCTCTCCTTCTAGTCTTTCATCTCTATGGGTTTGAATATTAGATAATTCCATATCACGAGCAGTACGGTCTTCTTCTTTAGCCATGTCAGCTTTTATATCAGCTAACTTCAGGTCACGCTTAGTATCATCTATCATTTCCTGTTCAGCCATCTTAGACATTAATTCTACTGCTTGCATACTTTCTTTAGCAACACGATCCTTCTCTTTTTCTTCTGCCTTCATAATAGCTGAAGCTCCATCTTTATAAGCCTGAACTTTAAGTTGGTCTTCCTTGAGATTTAGTTCTCTATTCTTGAGAGCCATTTCTGCACTATCTTTCATAGTATCAGCCGTAAGTTTTTCTTTCTCTAACATAAGCTGACCCTGTTGAAGTTGTATAGTCTGTTGTTCAATCGACTGTCCCATACCCTGTGCAGCCATTTGATTAGCTTGCATAACCTGTTGAGCAGCTTGAGCCATAGCCTGTTCAATAACAGCAGGGTCTTGCGCTCCCTGTGCTAATTGTTGAGTCATACCACTCATCTGTTCCTGATACTTCATTACAGAATGTTCCTGTATATTAGCCTGTATTACAGGAGCAATACGTTCCATAATTGGATTTGCTCCATTCATAGGGTCTTGAAGATAAGCCATCTTTACCTGTATATGAGCATCGTGATCCTGCCCTGGAAATGCTGCAATAGGTAATCCCTTAGTTGCAGCCATAATATCAGATACAGGATCAAGTTTCTGTGGTTGTTGTTTAGGTGGGAGTATCTCCTCAATATTAGGCATATTAGCAGAATTAAGAATTGTTCTGTTAAGTGCTTCTAAGTTGAACATACCAGGAGGCGAGTTCTGAGCAAGTTGAAGTGCCATTTGAGCCATCATCATCCTGTGTGCATTTGAAGGAATGTTTGGATCACTGACAGGAAGAACATCTACTCGACCATCAAAGTCTCTCCTAAATACGTGCTGATTAGCACTAGGAATCTCATATGGATATTTAGAGGGTAGATACTCATAATCAATCGTAGCTAACAATCTAAACTCATCTTTCTGAGATTTGTGGAGTCTCTTGTGGACTGCACTAAAGAACTTACTTGATGCTTCAAGTAGAGCCATTGTCGTTCCAACAGGACCATAGGAGGAGTTATCCGAAATGATCTGTTCAGAACTATCGGCAAACTTCTGTCCTGCTGCTGATACAAACTGGAGCATCTGGTAGAGAGTTGAGGAAGGCTCCTTGTATGGCAAGGGAACAATAGCCTTTGAGAGGTCCATACCAGTTGACTCCACTTCCTTAAATTCACCAGGAGCAATAGGATCATTGTCACCAACTACCCGTACACCCTTTGCTTTAAAACCTCCTGGTAAGTTCGCAAATTGACCTGCATCAACCAAGGCTCTCATAGCTGCTGTAGCAGTCATCGTGAGATTACCTAAGAAATGCATTAGGCCAAATCCATAGAAACCGAACCCTGGAACGAATCTATAATGTGTAAAGTGTAACTTTTTCTGTTTATTGGGATCGTCTTGGTTGTAGTTTCTACGAATACTTAAAACCTGCTTAGACTTTTCTTCTATGGTTACGATATAGGGAAGAGCCACACCATCTGGATCATTAAATGGAGCAGGTAAATCTAGATAACAATGTTGTTCAAGTAATACATACTGAGGGTCATTATCACTGGATGGTGAAAACCCTAGAATAGTATTCATTTTTTCTTCCATAGCACTCTGTTCAGGAGTACCTGCTTGGGGTAATTCTATATCAACATAGACTCCAGCAGCGATATCCCTTTTAAGATCATTAGGACTACGGTAGATGACATGAGTATACCTATCAGCCCTACGCAAATCACTAGCGAAATAAGACACGTAAAACTGGTCAATAGGCACAAACTCTGAAACAGGGCGTTTAAGATTTGCATCATAATATATCTTTTTGAAAGCTGATCCTATAAGTGGCAGATGGAACAACATCCGTTCAAACTCATCGAAGTATTCAGACATCTGCTCTGTTAATTGATAATTCATAAAGTCTTTAACACGATTAGCTTGCATCTCCTTGTCAGGAGTTTGCTTTCCTATAATCTGTGTCTTGACTGGACCTCCAGCAGGGAATAATTCCTGCGAGGCTTTTGATTGAAATTTTACGGCAGACTCAATAAGTAGAGGGTGAACAGCCGTACAGGCTCCCTCAAATGGTTCTGTTGCATCCTGAAGTTTAAGGCCAAGAAGATCAAAGCCACGTTCAAACATATCCTCCCACTCACCACGAGAGTCCTTGTCACTCTGATAATTATTATAAACTTGATTGGCAATATCGCTTAATTCATCTTCATCAATCTCTCCACAGAGATCGTCATACCATTCTCCTAAACCAATCGCATCTTCTTCCGTTATTTCCTCTTCCATACCAAAGTCTACAATTACTCCTCCATCATCATCTACTTCAATAGATGCAGCAGACTCTTCCTCTATTCCTATATCCATAGGAATAACATTAGACTTTAACACATCATAAGGATTTTTCTCAACAGCCATTAATATATTCCTCTCGCTTCAGGGTAGGGATTACGTGCTACTATACCACCCCTATTAAATACTTTTGTTTTTCCTTGGGTATCTTTAAATGTAAAATTCTTCTTATACTCAGATAAAGTAGGTTTACGTGCTCCTTTTGCAAATACAAGAGGACCAACTTGTATTACTTCATCGGCTACTTGTAGGGCTTGGCCTGTAGCTTTATCATAAAAATTACTTCCTCTATACGGGTTCATTCCTACCTGTATCCATTCTTCACCTGCTTCATCAAAAAACTTTCCATCCTTCTGTCGTTTAAATAAATTTTCTGCAAAAGAGATGGTATCACTATCAGGAGTTTCTGTCCAGTCTCCTTCCATTCTTGCAATAGTAGATTTATCTGTCTTACTCATATTAGATGGGTCGGCTCTCATTTGTTTAATTTCATCTGTATTAGGTTTTCTTTTATTTGTAAGAAAAAATTCTTCTTTCGCTTGTTTCATTTTTTTAGAATCTGGCTTTAATTTTTCTTGTGCAATATCCATTGCTATTCTAGGTTGACTTCCAAACTCTACATTTTTAAGTCTTGCAGTTTTTCCATAACCAATAGCTTTACCCTTCATACCATCATGTATACTTACAATCCATTTATCATGGCGATTATATGCTGGTATATCTAATCTTGTTGCTACTCGTTGTCCCTTTAGACTTTTATTTAATCCTACAATACCAGCCTTAACTTGACTTTTATTTAAGGCTCCAATCATATCTGAAAAGCTAGGAATTTTTTGAACACTATTTATCATTTCCATCGGTAACTTTTCTTTAATAATATTTCTTAATTTCTTTCCTGTAAGTTCACCCTTGTCAAATTGTTCTACAGCTTCTCTAACATCCACGTCTTGTATCTGTCTTTGATCAAATTTATTTTCAGGGGAAGACTTCCATACTTTTTGAAACTCCTCTATTTTATCATCAGACTGTAATAAATTTTTAAGTCCTTTATTATCTACAGACATAACTTTAGGTGCTGCTTTTCCTCCAGCCTCTATAGCCATATTTACCATCTTTAATACTGTAGATAAACCTGCCATATAATATCCTCCACTCTACACTATATATTATACACTTAAAAGTTCCAGTATGCAACTCTTTTTTTCGTAGGTGGAGCATCTTCCCAGTCAGGATCATCTGGATGTAGCAGATTCCATGACTCTTTCATGTAGTGAATAGCCATTGTCATAGCATCCACTTGGTCATCGTGTGCTCCATTAGGGAAGGTAATTAATTCATCTACAAGTTCTTCTGCCCACTTTCTTCCTTTAGGAAACCATACACGACCAGCTTCCATTGATGGAGTAGCAGCATATACTCTGGATACCTTATCCCTGTCAGGCATATACTCCAGTACAGGTAGACCACTCCTTCTCATATCCTGTATCAAGGATTGACCACTAGCTTTCTTTTCTATGATACATACGTCAGGTCTATGTTCATCAAAAGACATCTGAGCCATCCGTCTTAATTCAGGATACTCATATCTCCCACGTAGATTACCCAAGAGTATAAGCTGTGCCTCTGCACTCTCCATACCGTCATGGGTTTGTTCAGGTGCATAGAAGATACCCCAGGTCTGGATTACACTATAGTCAGCCGTAGTCTTGGTTGAGAAAGCTGTATCGTATGTCTGAATAATAAAGTCACAACCTGGAGGTTCATCGTAGGGCCACCACTCAATCCACTTCTTTTTAATAAGACCTCCCTCTTCTGGTGTGGGGTTCTGCATATACAGTGACTCCCAATACTTTGTACCATTGGTAGCCTTGATCTCTTCTTCATCTATCTTGAGAAGTTCATCTGGTTTCCACTCAGGAAAGTAAGATGATCCTACAGGCAGGTCTAAGAGTTCTGATGTATCCTCGTCTACCCATGCAGGTATCTTAATTACCTCCCAGGGTATTGTACCATAGTCATGCATTTCCTGTTCCTGCTTTAGTAACCAACCACACAGGTCATCGTGATGGTATCTGGTATTAATAATAACAATGGAACCATTAGGCATGATACGAGTACGTAGACCAGAGGGCCACCACTCCTTAACATACCGTCTACCTGCCGCACTGAAGGAATCCTCTTCAGACATTACATCATCCAGTATAGCTATGTGAGCACCACGACCAGCTATCTGTGACCGTACACCAGCAGCATAGTATGATCCCTTCTGATTAGTCTGCCACTTACCAGCAGCCCGTACATCCTGTCTTAATTGTACCCCCGTAAAGATATTCTGAAAGTCTTCACTGTTCACTATATCCCTAACTGACCTACCAAAGTCAGAAGATAACTGATCACTGTGGGATACCGTCAGTATCTCATGGTTAGGATTTTGTCCTATATACCATGCAGGGAATAACTTGGAACAGATAACAGACTTGGAACTACGTGGTGGTAGGAAGACCATCAACCTCTTGAGTGTACCATCCTGTATCTCCTGTAGTTTATCAGAGATGACTTCTATATGTTTACCCATCTCCCAGTCAGATACCAGAGTAGGAGCCATCATCTTAACAAAAGACAGGAAGTTAGTATGAGCTTTAGATTGTTTATAAGTATTAAGGGAGTCCCTTAAAGATAATAAACTTTCTATCTGTTCATAGTTAATTGAAATGTTCTCTTCTAAATTCATTCTGTTCATGGTCCTCTACAAATAATTCTCTAAGTTCACCTATAATCCCTACCATACTGGTAACATAATCTCTAATAGCTTCTCCTCTACGAGTACGCTTCAAAGCAGCAGGAGAAACAGCAAGACCTGTAGTAATATCTTTCATAATATAAGATAGTACTTTACAACAAGAGATAGAATCCAGTTGAATAAAGTTTTGTAGTTCTCCTTCTTCTAAGCCTAGTTGTATCTCCATATTTCTTAAAGGATCATTTTCCATATACACCTCCAATTAATTTTCACTATACTATAATAACATACTTTTTAGGGGTTGCCAAGTAGAAAAATCTATGCTATAATGTCTATGTAGTCTAGGGGGTAATACCATATCTATCACTGGCTTAAAATATCTGATATTTACGGATTTAAAAAAATATAGACCCCTAGTTTTTAGCTCAATATATGTCACCCCCATATATATATTATATAACAGCCAGTGTTTTTTTCCTTCCCCCGTCTTCATAGATAACATCATATCTTTTTATTCTGAGATAACTATCTTTTATCCTTTAATATCAATTACTTAGCTATATCCTTCCCTCAAATACCTTCCCTCAATTAGTGTAGATCATTACATATCTATTAAATGTTAGGGGAAGGTTATCTATTTAATACATTTTCTCTCATTGGTAGACTATCCAGATAATACCTAACCTATTGAATTCATTGGTGTTTTATTATTTATTTGACATTATCTAATAATCAGATACTATCATCATTACGTCACGTGATCATATGATTAATGACGACAATACATAACATTAATGGAGACACATTATGGATACTGTATTTGTAATCAAGGATACTTTTAATTCCAAATATCCTTGGAAAGTCCAAGTTGCTTTCCCAAATGGCACATCTCAATTCGATGGACCATATCGCACTAAAGCAGACGCAGAGGAAGCGGCAAACATCCACCGCATCTTCACAGAATTCGGTGACATCCTTCGCACTGCTTAAACACTATCGAGAGAGAGATTAACTTCTCTCTCTCTTTCTTTTTGAAAGGTATAATAATGAACATTAAACAACTGATTGAGCTAGATAAAGCGGGACACTACAACAATGTTTATAGAAAGGGTTTGAAAGGTATTAAAAACCATGGTATGTTTAATCGTGAATATGAACAGTGTGAATTCTGGATGAAAAAACCAGCAACCAAAGCTGACGTAGCAATGGCCTGTCATAGGAGAATAAGATAATATGAAAATGTTTATATCTAAGGTAAAAGATTTATATCTTTTAATTAAGTGTAAATTAAACTTGAATTGTCCTTGTTACTACTGTATCTTTAAAAATTGAAAGGAAAAATAATGAAAACAGTTATTGAACAAAGATATTACCTAACTGGTAAACATGAGGGAGAATTGATTGAGAGAAATTATTTTATTGACAATGACGCAATAACAGATGATTATTGGTATAACGTAGCGAGAAGGAATGAAAACCCACAGATTAACTATTCAATCCTTCACGTATTTGACCCAGATTTTGGGATAGTCTATGATGAAGCTGGAGATACCGTTAATCTGTATGGTCTAATTGAAAACCTAAACGAGAAAGGATAAGATAATGAGAAAAGATTATGACGAAATTGTTGCATATTATGAAGATATGGGATACGATACAGAAAGTGCAGAACATATCGCAGAATTAGAAATACTAGAACCGAAAGGAGAATAAATGTCATTACCTAGTTATTATCAATCCATGATCGAGGATGCTTTTGATGGTATCCTCGATAGCTTTTACATGAACATTAAACCTCTGCGAGAGGATATGTTAAGAGTAGAACAAAATGATGATGAAGATGTGAAGATTATCTTTATCACCAAACACTTAGAGGATGCTATATCAGAGAATTATATTGACTATGAATTTGATAATGGTATACTCTACTTAGAAGCAGAGAAGATATTTAACAATCTATTGAAGGGGTAATACGATGTCAGTAGAAAACATTATCAGTATATATCGGATGGCAACGCCTGAGGAAAAGCGTGATGGTATTGTCTGGTATGTTAATGCTTATGCAGACTGCAAACGTATAGCAGTGGACTTAAACGTGCCAATTAACATTGTCGTAGGTGTAGTTGCCTCTCTATCCCCGAATAACAAATGGGATAGAAATGTAGTTAATGCAAGGGATTTAATACAGGGATTTTTGAATGGGGAACACGCTGACAATATCAAGGTTAGCACCTACCATACTATGAAAAAGAAAGCATGGTCAATTCTGGAAGCGATGCCTGATAATGAGGGAGTGATAACGATACTTAACGGTCAAAAGATAACAGCATTTTACAGGAATATTATGGGACATGATACCTGCACCGTAGATGGGCATGCTAAGAATATCTACTATGGTGTGAGGCATGGTCTGACAGACGATAAATCGAATGTAGGCAAGAAAGAATACCAAGAAATATCACAAGCCTACGTGGACGCTGGAAAGAAAGTGAGGGTGCAAGGGAGATCATTGAAAGCATTTGAGATACAGGCTATAACTTGGGTAGTCTGGCGTAGAATACATAATATAAGTTGACAAGATAAACTAATTAAACTACAATCTAATCATCAACCAACCATAGGAGACTTACTATGAATAAGCTTAACATTTTCGGAATGGAATTCATCTATCGTGTACGCTCAAAAAAGAGTGAGTGGGCTGTAGATCGTTTGGATAAATCCATTCGGGTTCAGTTGGGTAAACTTGTTATCTACAAGATGGACAAGGGAACCTTCTGGAATATTAAGTCTATCGTAGACCGCAAGGGTGTGGTCACTGTAGCATAGTCTTTTTATGGGGCAGATATCAACGGGGTATCTGCTTCACATAAGAAGATTTAACTTTAACAAAGGAGAAAGCTATGCTTATTACAAAGAAAAGTATTTTTAGTGGCGAGTGGAATACAATGGATATTCCTGTTACTCAATCACAGATTGATGATTGGGCAAATGGTGCTCTTATTCAAGATGCTATGCCTAATGTCTCTGTTGATGACAGAGAATTTTTAATGACAGGTGTAACACCTGAAGAATGGATTAATACTTTTAGATAGGAGAAATAAAATGTTTGTTACACTAACAGGTAAAACTAACCACGGTAAGAATAGAGTGAGAGAGAATGGAAACAAGTGGGAAGTAATAGATCATGCTTCTGAATTACAACCACAAAAATTATTTGTTAGGTCAACCCTAACCTGGGATTTACGTTGGGTTGATCCTCTATTTGATAAAGACTTTGAAGTGGAGATTAATAATGAAAGTAACACCAGTAAGTAAGACACCAACCAATTATAAGAAACCTCGTAATCCTTTTGCGGTTCATGCTAGAAAACGTAAAGCTGGTGTGGAGAAATCAAAGAAAGGTAAAGGGGCATACGTTCGTAAACAAAAACATTTAGTATCCATAGAAGTATAGGAAAAGAAAATGATTGGATTTGTATTAGCTGTCGTAACAATCTTAACTGCCTATAATTTCAAAGAAAATAACTGGCAGTATGTAGGTAAGCATGAGTGTAACCAAGTAGGAGTTGTCGAGCAGACAAAAGCTAGGGTATACCCTGCTCAAGTTGAAGGATATAAACCTTACATAGTCTTTAAGAAACAGAACAAAGATGGAAGCTATACGGTTAGTTGTGTATTGGAGAAACCATAATGGAAGATTATAATTGGCTAATTCGTAACATGAAAGACGATAGCTTTTGGAGCAATAAGATCGGATGGGTAGACTACTCTACCTGTGAGGTGTTTACCCAAGAAGAAAAAGACAAGCTCAACTTACCTATAGATGGAGCATGGGAGAAATTGTAATGGATTACATAATGTCACCACTAGAAGAACTAGTGATGGAAGATATAACTTATAAGTTTGATCTGAGAGTAATGCCTTGTGTAACTGTCCGATCTACAGGCAAGGATGATGCTATGAACCTAAAGATCATAGATGAAACTATGTATCTTGATTTAGTCCAAAAGAATTGGAAGGATAAGTTATGACCCCGATTAGATTTGTTTCGTTAATTACTGGTGTGTTATCTATCTTTACTTTTATCTTTATGATGATAGTATTAGTTATAGTAGGTAAGAGTGTAGGTGAAATGTATCTAGCGTGTATGTTAGGTTCTGTTCCAATAGGAATAGGATGTATCATGGGAGCGTACATGGATGGGGAGTATTAAAAAAAGGGTTAGTAATGTATTATAATCTATGATAGGTGTGGATATGGATGATTATTATAAGAGAGATAGGTGTCTTAATAAGATTAAAGATTATTTATTATTTGTCTTGACCTTTATCTTATTAAGTTTTAGTATGTATGTATGGTAAAAAAAAGGAGAAGTAAAATGGTAGGTAAGACTAACATATATTTTCACGAGGCTTCAAAGATTGAAGTTAAAATAAATAAATTGAGCCTAGCTGAAGATAGTGAAAACTTCTATGAAGTTGTAAACATAGAGGTTACATCACCTGATGGTGAACAACAAAGTATAGATTGCTTTGGGGTACGGAATGTTGAGTTAGAAACTGTAGGAGTAGTGAGATGATGACTGGTGAACAAGCATTAGATCACATATGGAATATATTACATTCTTATGCTGAAGATTCTTTAGGAAACAAGATAGGACAAGATGAAGACAGCATGGAGTATGCTGATGAATGGTCTGAAATATGTTTAGCTATGGCTACTATTACAGAACAGATGGAGGAAGAACCTATGATAAACCAATATGTTGAGGAATAATAATATGGATAAGCCTTTCAACTACCGAAACGTAAGAGACTTGCCACTAACATTATATGATTATATAATAACTGTTAGTGGTGTTGAGGATGTAGGTCATCTAGATATGGATGACATTAATGAGTTTTTAAATGAGCAAGAGGAATGGTATTATGACAACGATGTTTAACCACGATCTAATAGACTTTGAAGTAGAGAAAGTTCCACTGTATCAGAGTGCAGTAAGTGATTGTTATTACGATGGTAGTCGTCCTTTGTATGGTGAGCACTATTCAGAACTAGCATCAGATGTAGGTTCATTGCTGCGAAGAAAGGATAACAAGAAACCTTTTGCTGTAGTTAAAGATAGATACGAAGTGATGCAGTATAAGACTACAGTACAAGATATAGAAACTGCTATCACAAATTCTGGTATGGACCTGACTGATGCTAGGTTTGTAACTAACGTCTATAAAGGGGGAGCACAATTAGAATTAATTGCAGACTTCCCTGCCCATGAGACAAGCATAGATGGAGTGGGTGTGGTAAAACCAGAGTTCAAGTTTCGTACCAGTCAGGATGGAACGTGGGCTAACAATGGAATGATGGGACTATGGAGAAGCTCATGCTTTAATAGTCTAGTGTCTGGTAACAAGCTGGCTTATGTCTATGGTAGGCATACCAAAGGCTTTAACCTCCCTGCTTTTACTGCGAAGATAAAAAATGCAGGGGAATATATTAGAGGGGATGCCATCAAAGAAATGAAGGAATGGTTTAACACTCCCTTACACCGTGACGATGCAGTAAAATTATTCAAGGCTACACTAGCCAAGCGTATGGATAATGTGACCCGTAAGAATAAACATAACAAAGTTATTCTCTCTCACCTGATGAATATCTTTGATCAGGAGAACCGTCACTGTCACGGCAAGGCTTTGTATGAAGGAAAGAATAAGCAGGATGTAGGTAGCCTGTGGACTGCTTACCAAGCGGCTACACACTGGTCTACACATACAACCAGAGGCCAAGCTAAAGCACGATCAGAGAACTTACAGAATGTAAGAGTTATGCGTGAGGAACGAGTGCGTAAGATGCTCCGATCTAAAGAGTGGGCAAAGCCCTTGGCGATTGATTACTACGAAGAAACTGGAGAGGTGTAATGCAGAAAGAATATCGGTATAAATCTTATGGTGAAACCATAGAAGATGCTGAGAGTTTGGGTTGGATTGACCCAGACTTTCAGCCTTGGTCAGCTATCAATGCTGATGAGACAGAGCATAGTGCTTTAGAATTTATTGCTAACAAAGGTTTTAATATTATATTTGGAGATTAGAAATGCCTAGTAAAAAGTATCCTCTCTACTACTCAGAGAGTAAAGGTAAATGGATGTGTGTCTTTGACATGCATCCTGATCACCTGATAAATCTACTCAAAAAATATAACATACCTATCAAAGTATTAGAATTTGTTGAGGAAGAATATGAGGAAGTTGAACCTTGGACTTGGAGATACACTGTATGAATTATTATAAACTTGACAAAGAAAAAGAAAAGCTATACCCTATAAATCCATACATGGAAACGAAGGTGACTAGCTTTGAACGTAATCGTAGGTACATAATGTTCTATGATTATAACCGTATCTTTAGAGAAAAACAGGATGAATTTACAGGAGATTATTATGCCAAAGTATAGAGTAACAGCCACAATATATACGGATGTACATATGGATGTGGAAGCAGATAATCCTACGGAAGCTAAAGATAAAGCGGAATGGATGGAAGGAGAGGATTGGATTGAAGATGATGGTTGGTCAGGAGACTTTAAAATAGATGCTGTCTTTGAGATAGATAAAGATGGTGACTTGAATGATGTATCAAATGATGTAGAGGAGTGGTGATAATGCAACTTATTATAGAATATAATGTTCATAAAGTTGATGATCCTGATTACGAAAAAGATAATCTATGTGTAACGAGGGAAGATGGGGGAATGAGTAAAGAAGATTTTGATAATTATATAACTAGTAATACTATGGTTAAGATAGAAAACTTAACAGGTCATTGCCCTAATACAAATGACACAGTAACTTATGATCTACTATTAGTAGATACGGATAAAGTGGAGAGTTTAGATGGACTTAAATAAAACAGATTATATCCCTTTCATGGAGGGAGTAAAAACTATCTTCCTAGAGAAGATGGCTGAAGGTAAGGCATCTAAGTTAAGGGGATGGGATGGGCGTAAGATGCTGGCAGAGATTGTTGAGGAACAACAATTAACTCCTGCTGAAACAGACATAGCGTGGGGTATCTTAACTGTAGATATCCTGGGATATGATGATAAGAAGATAAAGGAGTTAGAAGATGCGTGGCAAAAAGAAAGGGAAGAAGGTATCGCTAAAGGGGATACACCCGTCACTAAGAAAAATGTCAAAGGATCATCCTATCCACTACTTGAAAGTGATGGAGTGGATAACCCACAATCAATCTTTAGTGAGTGAGTATCGTAAACAGGAGAGACAGAATATAAAGGGAGCGATTGCTAAACGGGCTTCATGTGAAGGTTACATCAAACACATGAGGCACTACCTCAAGCATGGAGACTGGATAGATAATTTCTATGGTCGAGATCAAGAAGGGAAAGTAATATGGATAAGTCGTACATGAAATTTACTAAATCATTTAAATTAATGTTTGTATTTATAATAACTTTTGCATTATATTTAGTATCTTATATAGCTATTAATAAAGCAGAAGCTAAACCAACTGAACAAGAATGTTTAACTGAAGCAATATATTTTGAGGCAAGAGGTGAAACTTTTGTTGGACAATTAGCAGTAGCGAATGTAATATTAGAGAGAGTTAGAGACAGTAGGTTTCCACCAACTGTCTGTGAAGTTGTACATGCTGGAAGATATTGGGAAGGAAATCCTATAAGAAATAGATGTGCTTTTTCTTATTGGTGTGATGGTAAACCAGAAATTATGAAGGATAAACAAGCACTTAAAACTGCACAGAATGTAGCTAATATGGCTATTGATGGTGTTATCTATGAAGAAACTCAAGGTGCAACATTCTATCATGCGTCTTATGTTGATCCGTATTGGATAAAAGAATTAGAATTTATAACAAAGGTAGGTAAACATTTATTTTATTATTACGGTGGAGAATAATAAAATGCCCAGTTATGATTGGATAAAAAATATGGAAGAGATAGAAAAGTTAAAAGAAAGAATTAGAATATTAGAAGAAAATATTTATACATTACAAGGACAATTACAAGAAGCATATAAAAGAATTAAAGTATTATCAAGCAAAGGAACAATAGGTTATGAGTAAAAATCTATGGGAAAAAGATAGAGAATCTTTATTTAGAAGTTTAACAACAGATTATTTAAATGAGGGATATTCCCGAAGAGAAGCTAGACGTTTAGCTAGACAGGAGACAGAAGAAATTATGACCGATGGACTAGACTTCATTGATGATGTGGTGAATAAATCTTATAGTGATAGATAATTATTGACATATCTTTTTACTTATGGTAAACTCTTCTCAGAGTTGAGAGGTTAGTATGGAAGATAATGATATTGTTGCAGACCGTCTACCCCATGATGAGTGTGGGGCAGAAATGGCTAGGGTATTGTATGCTGATGGTCATTGGTATTGTTTTAAGTGTGAAACTTATGGCAGAGAGAAAGGGGATTATCCCATGAGCCAACAAAATACTGCACCTATTAAGGGTGTAATAAATAATGTTCTCTCACGAGGAGAGAGCATGGAATTAAAGAGCCGTAGTATATCCTTAGATACAGCTAAAAAATATGGAGTTACAGCTAAGATTAATAAACATATCTATCCCTACTTTGATAAGGATGACTGCCATGTAGCGAACAAGGTAAGGCAGACTGATCCTAAGAACTTTTTTACGGAAGGTGATCTAGGTTCTGGACAACTGTTTGGGCAACGTCTCTTCCCTGCTGGAAGTGCCAAGTATCTTACCCTATGTGAGGGAGAGATAGATGCTATGTCTGTCTTTGAAATGAATGGATCACGGTTCCCTTCTGTGTCTATTAAGTCTGGTGCTGGTAGTGCAGTACGGGATTGTAAAGCAAACTTGGAGTATCTTAATTCATTTGATAATATAATTATCTGCTTTGATAACGATGATGCTGGACGTAAGGCCAGTGCAAGAGTAGCTGAATTATTTGAGCCTAATAAAGCTAAGATAGTAAAGCTAGACTTCAAGGATGCTAACGAGTATCTCAAGGTAGGAAAGCGTGAGGATTTTATACGAGCATGGTGGGCTGCTTCACCTCATACCCCTGCTGGTATAATAAACCTACGGGATATAGGGTCTGCCTTATATGAGGAAGACTTCTGTGAAACCTGTCTCTATCCTTGGGAAGGTATGAACGAGAAGTTGTATGGCATGAGAACGGGAGAGCTAGTCTGTTTTACTTCTGGTTCTGGCATGGGTAAGTCTAGTATCATACGGGAATTGATGCACCATATCCTCAAGAGTACGGAAGATAACATAGGTATCCTGGCTCTGGAAGAAAACGTGAGGAATACTGCCTTCAATATCATGTCAGTGGAAGCTAACGCTAGGTTATACATTAAAGAAATACGTGATCAGTATAATCGTGAACAGTTAAACGAGTGGGAAAAATCTACGCTTGGAACGGGTAGGCTGTTTGCCTTTGACCACTTTGGTTCTATCTCTAACGATGAGATACTAGGCAGGGTACGGTACATGGCACGAGCTTTAGACTGTAAGTGGATCATGTTAGATCACCTGTCTATTCTAGTGTCAGGTCAGGAGGATATGGGAGATGAACGTAAGTCTATTGATATTCTAATGACCAAGCTACGTTCCCTCGTAGAGGAGACAGGGATAGGACTACTCCTAGTGTCTCACTTACGTAGGCGTGGAGGTGATAAGGGATTTGAAGAAGGTAAAGAAGTAACACTCTCTCACTTGCGAGGGTCAGCATCTATTGGGCATCTTAGTGATGCGGTCATAGCCTTGGAACGTAACCAACAGAGTGAGGATGAGACTGAAGCTAACACTACAGTCATTCGTATTCTAAAGAATAGATATACAGGTGACACTGGTGTAGCGGCTCACCTCTACTATGATAAGGATACGGGAAGGATGGCATCTATTGATAACCCATTCGATCCCGAACGTGAACCAACTGAAGAGGAATATAAAAATGATATACCCTTCTAAGTCTAAACGAAAACGGTTTGATCCCGTAGCCTATAAGAAGTCAGACGGTCTAGCCAAGGAGTGTATTACTAAATACCTAGAAAGAGTAGGCCATGATGTTCTTCCACCAGAAGAAGACTATGGGGTAGACTTACAGAGTACGTATTGGGATGGAGGAATACTCCATGAACACTACCATGAAGTAGAAATGAAGCATATGTGGGAAGGAGAGTGGCCTACAGCATGGAAGGATATTCATATTCCTTTTAGGAAACAGAGGTTACTTAGGAAAGTCTATGATAAAGATCAAGATGCTAACTTTTATTTCTATATAATAAGAGGAGACTGTAAAGTAGCATGGAGAATGGATGCTACTATAGTTAAGGATTCACCTGTAGTTGAGGTTCCTAATCGGGCCGTTAGAAAAGGAGAATACTTTTTTAAAGTACCAGTAGATAAGGCTGAACTTATAGATTTAGGAGTTAAGGATGGAAGTAAAACTGATTGACCATATGGGTAGTGATTTAACTGTGGTTAATGCTGCCCGTGTATCCTTTGATAAAGTTTCTGAATGGAATGTTATTGCTGATGACGGGGTAGTAGGAAACTATTTAAAAATAGAAGATGAAAACCTGATAAAGTATCTAGCTAAACATAATCATTGGACTCCCTTTGGTCACTGTTACTTACAGTTCCATATCAAGGCTCCAATATTTATTGCTAGACAATTAGCTAAACATCAAGTAGGATTAGTCTGGAATGAGGTATCACGTAGGTATGTGGACAGCAAGCCAGAGTTCTTTGACCCTCAATTATTTAGAGGGAGAGCAGAGAATAAGAAGCAGGGTAGTGATCCACTATCCTCTATTGAGTATGATATGAAACCTTTAATTGAATATGTTACTCAGTGTTATGAGAATATGTTAAACAAAGGTATCTGTCCTGAACAGGCACGTATGGTACTACCTCAAGCTATGTATACTGAATGGTATTGGAGTGGTAGTCTTGCTGCTTTTGCTAGGGTATGTAACTTACGATGTAAAAAAGATACTCAACTTGAGACTAGGTTTATAGCCCATGATATATCGTCATTAGCTAGGGAACACTTCCCTACCTCTTGGGAATGTTTAACTACAGGGGATTGACGATGCCTTATAAAGATAAAGAAAAGCAAAGACAGTATCAAAGAGAACACTATAAAAAATACCATAAGAGATATCGTAAACAACAGAATGAAGCTAGGAGAAAACGTAGACAACAATCGAAAGCTGCTTTAATTTTATACAAAGGAGGAAAGTGTGAACATTGTAGTGTCTCATATCCTTATGATGGGGTATATGAGTTTCACCATACTGATCCGAATAAAAAAGATTTTGAAATTAGTGATTCACTAGATAGAAATGTAGATGAGTTATTTAACAGCAAAGAAATACTAAAAGAATTAGATAAATGTTTAATGCTATGTGCTAATTGTCACCGCATAGAGCACGCTCGACTGAGAGGAGAGTTAGATGAGCAAGGGAATAGTACTGGACATAGAGACAGATGCTCTTGATGCAAGTAAGATACATTGTATAGTAACAAGAGATGTAAAGACTGATGAAGTAAAGGAGTTTGTACAGGATGAGTGTTATACTATCTTTCCTCAGTGGTCTAAGGAAGTAGATAAATTTTATATGCATAATGGAGTATCATTTGATGGGAGAGTTATTAATAAACTTACTGATGCTAACATTCCTATGTCTAATATTGTGGATACTCTGATCTTATCACAGTTATTTAATCCTATGCGAGAGAAGGGACATTCATTATCAGCATGGGGTGAGAGACTAGGATTTCCAAAAGGTAATCCACCAGAAGACTTCTCACTCTATACCCCTGCTATGTTAGACTACTGTAATCGTGATGTTGATGTAACTTATAAGTTATTGAAGCGGCTAGTGCATGAGGGGTCTGACTTCTCTAGTCAGTCTATTAAACTAGAACATAAGATACGACACTTGATTAACCAACAAGAGGAGAATGGATTTTATCTAGATGAGCAACGTGCTATGATCCTAATGAGTAGGTTTCAAGATGAGGCTACTCAAATAGAAGGTCAATTACAGGAGGTGTTTCCTCCTACGATTGTTGAGCTAAAGACTAAGACTAAATCTATTCCTTTTAATCCTGCTTCTCGTAAGCAGATAGCTGAAAGGTTAATGGCAAAGGGATGGAAGCCTAAGTTAAAGACAGACAAGGGTAACATAGCTGTTAGTGATGAGATACTAGATAGTCTGGATATACCTGAAGCTAAGTTAATGTCACGGTATCTCTTGTTACAAAAGAGAGTATCACAGATTAAACAGTGGATAGAAGCCGTAGATTTAACGGGGCGTGTACATGGTAGGGTAATGACCTTACGAACTATTACAGGACGTATGGCTCACAATAGTCCTAACATGGCACAGGTTCCAGCAGTCTACTCACCGTATGGTAAGGAGTGCCGTGACTGTTGGACTGTCTCTGATCCAGAGAATTATAGTCTGGTAGGTACAGATGCTTCTGGTCTAGAGATACGAGCACTAGCTCACTACATGGGAGATAAGGATTACATTAAGGAAGTTCTAGAGGGTGACGTACATACAGCTAATCAGAAGGCTGCTAACCTAGAGACTAGAGATCAGGCAAAGACATTCCTGTATGCCCTGATTTATGGTGCTGGCCCTGCTAAGATAGGTAAGGTAGCTGGTGTTAATTCATCTGAAGGACAGAAACTTATTGATAACTTCTTACGTAATGTTCCAGCATTACAGAAGCTACGATCACGAGTAGACATAGCTTCTAAAAAGAAACTGATCACTGGTTTAGATGGTAGGAAACTACACATAAGAAGTTATCACAGTGCCTTAAATACCCTCATACAGGGAGCAGGTGCAGTCATCTGTAAACAGTGGTTGGTGCAGATGATGGATCATGCAAAGAACCTAGATGTAAAGTTGGTAGCATCTATCCATGATGAGTATCAATTTGAAGTACATAACAAAGACACAAAAGAATTTTGTGATATAACTAAGAAGGCTATGAAAGAGACAGAAGAAATCTTTAATATTAAATGCCCCCTTGATAATGAATACAAGGTGGGACAAACATGGGCTGACACTCATTAAAGAAAGGAGAAAATAAAACTTGACTTTATAATTCTAATTTGTTATTATGTATCATTAACAAACCTCATATGAAGGAGATAAAGAATGAGTAAAGTAATTGCAGGTACGGCTTATTGGGCTTCCGTTATCACTCCTAACACCAAGTTTGATTCGGATGGTGTATGGACGATTGATGTCGGAAACCTTGACGATCTTAACAAAAAGAAAGCTCAGAAGGATGGGCTGACTGTTAAGAACAAGGGTGATGAGAAGGAAGACTTTGTTACGATCAAGCGTAAGGTTCGTAACAATAAAGGTAATCTTAATCGTCAGCCTAATGTAGTGGATGCTAACAAGCGTCTGGTTACTGATACGATGATTGGTAATGGTTCTAAAGTTAATGTACTTTATGAGCCGTTTGAATGGAATTTCGGTGGGAAGACTGGTGTTTCTGCCGATCTACGTGCGGTACAAGTGACCGAATTAGTGCCGTACTCAACCGAAGAGGACGATGCGTTTGATGTAGTCCCTGACGGTTTTACTTCCGATGAAGCTGAAGACATCCCCTTTTCAGCTTAACCTTTAACTTGGAGGGGGAGGGTATATAAAGTTACGTATATCCTCCCCACTTTTTATTATGAAAAAAATAACTTCCTTGATTAAAGATATATACAATCTCTTTAAAGAAGATAAGGGATGTAAACTATCGGATAGTAAACGAGATAAGATTATTGATACGTGTGTGGAAAACATTCGTAAACAACTTACTACTTCTATTATGGGAAAGGATAAGGATGAAGCTAGACTTAGAATGTCTAATGTTGGATATCCTGATAGACAACTATGGTATCAATTTCAAAATGTAGAAGGAGAAAGGCTACGAGATAATGATCCTATTAAATTCCTGTATGGTCATATCATTGAGGAATTAGTCTTCTGCTTTGCAGAATTAGCAGGGCATAAGGTAAGAGATAGACAGAAGGAAACTAATCTAGGAGGAATTAAAGGACATATAGATGGACGCATAGATAATATCTTGGTTGATGTTAAGTCAGCATCACCTATGAGTTTTAGAAAGTTTGAAGATAAGGTATTATATAGTGACGATCCATTTGGTTATATAGATCAACTATCTTCTTATGCTACGGCAGAGAAGGCAGATGAAGCTGGCTTTCTAGTAATGAATAAACTATCAGGTGAGTTATGCTTCATGGAATTAAATGAGCTTGAGATAACTAACACAGAAGAAAGGATTAAATATTTAAAAGGAATGATTAAGTCCGATACCCCACCTGATAGATGTTATTCTGATATACCAGAGGGTAAGTCAGGTAATTATAAACTGAATGTCAACTGTTCTTATTGTGCTTTTAAAAAGGATTGTTGGTCTGATGTGAATGGAGGTGTAGGACTACGAGCTTTTGATTATAAGCGAGGGAGAGTATATCTAACTCGTGTTAGTAAAGTTCCAGATGTACCAGAAGTTAGGATAAACTAATGAAAACATCTTCAGCCAAAGCTAAAGGACGTAAGTTACAAGATTGGGTGAGGAGTAAACTCATAGAGTATTTGGATGAAGATCATACCCATGAGCTAGATAAAGAGATTACTACAGCTATCATGGGAGAGAATGGGGCAGATGTTAAACTCAGTAGTGCTTGCGAACATCTGTTCCCCTTCTCTATTGAGTGTAAGAACCAAGAAAAGTTTACTGGTATCTATAATATGTTAGATCAAGCACAAAGTCATAGTGATTTACCACCTATTCTTTTTATTAAGATGAACAGGAGGAAGCCCTTGGTAGTATTAGATGCAGAACAATTCTTAGAAGATTATTTTTATGAAGATTATTACTAAAAAAAATAAAAGAACAAATCTTCTATACACGATAGAAAAGAAACTACAACGGGACAGGCCAGAACAATGCCTGTTTATTGCTGTTGTGTTACAGGCTTTACTTGATGCTAGTAAACCTAAGTTTGAAACTGAGACTGATACGATAACTGAAAATAGAGAGAGAGCAAGGGCATGGTTCTTTGCTAGTGTGGGGGTAACATGCAAAGATTATATAACGGTATGCGATCACGCTGGAATAGATTATTCAGATACAAGAGTGTTCGCCCAACAATTAATACAATCCAAACACAAGAGGAAAGTCCGACAGAAGATAAACCTCATACTAAGAAAAGACCTTCCGATCAAGATAACGTAAATAATCCTGTACATTATAATCAAGCTGGTATAGAATGTATTGATGCTATTGAAGCAGCATTAGATGAAGGCTTTGAGTATTATCTACAGGGAAATATTATGAAATACCTATGGAGATATAGGTATAAAAATGGTGCGGAAGATTTAAAGAAAGCCGAATGGTATAATAAAAAACTTATAGAGTTAAAGGAGAAGAAGTAATGGAATACGGTCCACAAGTTGCAGCATGTGAGGAGTTACACGCCACTAAATATCGTTTACCAAACGAGAGCTTTGAAGAAGCAGCTAATCGTAATGCGTCTGCTATGTCAGACGATGAAGATCATAGGCAAGAAATAAAAGAAATCTTTTTAAATCAAAGGTTTATGCCAGCAGGTAGAGTTCAGTCAGCAATGGGGAGTCCAAGGGATGTTACAGCCTATAACTGCTTTGTATCAGGAGTCATTGAGGATAGTATGGAATCCATTATGGCAAGGGCTACTGAAGCTGCTGAAACGATGCGGAGAGGTGGGGGAATTGGGTATGACTTTTCTCGCATACGTCCTGATGGTGACAGGATTGTTAGCCTTGATAGTTCCGCTAGTGGGCCTGTATCTTTTATGCACATATTTGATGCGGTGTGTAGAACGATAGTCTCTGCTGGTCATAGGCGTGGTGCGATGATGGGGGTCTTACGTGTAGACCATCCAGACATAGAACAATTTATCAGGGCCAAACAGAACCAAGATAAACTTACTAACTTTAATATATCAGTAGGTGTTACTGATGAGTTTATGCAAGCTGTTATACGTAACACCCCATTCCAATTAAAGTTTAATGATACAGTCTACAAAGAAATAAATGCTGTAGCTTTATGGGATGAAATTATGAGAGCTAATTGGGAGTGGGCTGAACCTGGAGTCTTATTTATTGATAGGATAAATCAAGACAATCCTCTCTGGTATTGTGAGACTATCGAAGCTACCAATCCCTGTGGGGAACAACCACTACCTCCCTTTGGAGCGTGTCTACTAGGTAGCTTTAACTTAGTTAAGTATGTGAAAACTGTAGGTGGAGTCTTTGACTTTGAATTATTTGAAGAAGATATTCATAGAGTGGTACAGGCAATGGACAATGTTATTGACCGTACTCGTTATCCACTACCAGATCAAGAGACTGAAGCAAAGAATAAAAGGAGGATGGGGTTAGGTATTACTGGTCTAGCTAACTGTCTGACTATGGTAGGGCTACGGTATGGATCAGATGAGGCTGTACGCTTTACTAGAAAGATAGGTAGGTCTTTAGCTTATACAGCTATCTCAGCCAGTTGTGACCTAGCTAAAGAGAAGGGATCGTTTCCTCTCTATGATCCTCAGTACTTACAGAGTGGATATGTAAAGAAACTACCACCAGACTTACAAGAAAAGATAGCCAAGTGTGGTATTCGTAATAGCCACTTAACCAGTATTGCTCCGACAGGAACGATTAGTTTCACGGCTGATAATATTAGTAGTGGAATAGAGCCTGTCTTTATGCATGAGGTAGATCGTACTGTTATCACAGAGGAAGGACCACAGATAGTTAAATTACAGGATTATGTCTATGCTCATTTTAATGAAAAGGCAGAGACAACTGAAGACCTGTCAGTGGAAGAGCACCTGAAAATGCAGGTAGCTATTCAACCTTATATTGATAGTGCTGTATCCAAGACTATTAATGTAGGAGATAATGTAACCTTTGAAGAATTTAAAGATGTTTATCTTCAGGGCTGGAAAGGAAAGTTAAAAGGAGTTACTACGTTTAGACTAGCTGGTAAGAGGTATGGTATTCTTAATAAGAGTGAACCAGCTACTAAAGAAGATGAGGGAGCAGCTTGCTTCATTGATCCTGCAACTGGACAGAAGGAGTGTGGCTAATGGTATATCGTAGTCTAGATGAAAGAATAGAAGTCTTAAAGACAGAGATACAATTAATAAAGGAAAAGTATGAGCGTATGGATCACGATGGAGGTAGGTTTAATACGGCTGCTCAAGTCTTACAAGAAATAGTAGATGAGTTAGAATTTAAAAACTCATGGAGAAAACATTAATGATTAAATATTGGGATATGCCTATAGTACAGATAGGTATAGGGCTGGTTGTATTTTACTTTGGTCTGAAAATGTTTGCTGGAGGTATGAAGTCTTTAGGAAATGTGGAACATCTAGAGTGGTTTATTACTAACCCATACTGGATGTTCTTAGGTGGGATTGTATGTACATTAGCATGGCAATCCAGTTCTTTAAGTACTACAGCTATCATAGCCTTAGTAGCCAGTGGGTTCTTACCCTTACCTAGTGCTATAGCTGCTGTTCTAGGGGCTAATATAGGGACTACAGGTACTATCTGGTTGGCAGGATTATTTGTATCTGATGGGTTTCCTAAAGGAGACACATTAAGAATAGCTATAGCTCATACAGGAGCTAATCTATTAATGGCATTAATGTTACTGCCATGGGTCAATCATATCGCAAGATTTATAGGGAGGTTTTAAATGCTAACAGGATTATTTATAGCTGCCATGGTAATTCAAGTAGTTCCTCTAGCTTTACACGTAATTAAATTAATGTAGAAAGTGCTTGACATAAGTAAGATACTTTGATACAATATATAGTATCATAGGGGAATTATTGCTATCATAGGATAGTTCCCCTTCTTGCTTAAACAAAAGGAGATAAAGATGTATACTAGTATTTATGGTGATTTTATTAACGCTATGTTTGATGATTTATTTGTTATGAGGCGTGGACTTCCAAGTAGGTATGTACATCCTACTGTTTATGTAGTATCAGAAGAAAGAATGAAAGAGTTGGAACAGAAAAAACAAAAACAAACTCTTCAATCTATTGATGACAGAATAGAAGAACTCCAGACTTATCGTAAGTCTGTTGAAGATTCACTACCACAACTTGAATCTAAAAAATAGGAGGAGTAGAGAGGGTTTATGTATCAGAGACAACCAACAATTTATATTGGCTACGATGAAAGAGAACATCTGGCATTTGAAACTTTAGTTAAGTCTATTGAATTAACATCCTCAGTTAAAGACTTAAACATTATAAAACTAGATCAACACGCACTAAGGGCTGCTGGATTATACCGTAGAGCATGGTCTATCAGTCCTGATAACAAGAAACAAAAGGTTGATCTCTCTGATGGTAAACCCTTTTCTACTGATTTCAGCTTTACTAGGTTCTTAATCCCCCACCTTAATCAATACGATGGTTACGCAATCTTTATGGATTGTGATATGATGGTACGTTCAGACATCATGGAAGTATTTCATAGATACTCTAATGATGTTCATGCGGTATCTTGTGTGTGGCATAAATATCAACCTAATAATGAAACTAAGATGGACAATCAAATACAAGAGGCTTACTCCAGAAAAAATTGGTCTAGCTTTATGCTTTGGAATTGTGGACATAAAGCTAATCTTAATCTTACTGTAGATGATGTTAATACTAAGTCTGGTTATTGGCTTCATAACTTTAAGTGGTTAGATGGTTGGGAGCATGGAAGGATGACACAATTTCCTATGGGAAAAATTGAAGAGGAGTGGAACTGGTTAGACCATCATTCATCTGAAACTCTAGAGCCTAAGAATGTACACTTTACTACAGGTGGACCTTGGTTCGAGAACTGGTCAGCTTCTCGTGATGTAGATATAAAGTATGCTACAGAATGGAATGAACTGAAAGATAAGATAATAATAGAAGAAGGACTATCTAATGTATAACTTTGTTACCTCTATGAATGAAGAAGGATTAAAACTTTATGGCATGAAAATGCTGGAGACTGCTGCCCGACACTGGAAAGAGCCACTCAAACTTACTGTCTACTACCATGACTTTGATATAGACAAGCATGATGTACCTCGTCCTAATCATATAGAGTATCGTAATCTTAACCTTCTCACAGAAATGACAGCTTTCAGAGAGACATTCCAGAAACATAATGGTACGGAGGGAGGACAGTTACAATATAACTTTAGGTTAGACGCAGTAAAATTCTGTCATAAAGTCTTTGCTCTTACAGAGTTTGCATTTGAATTATCTGATGACAGTCGTGATCCAGGCTGGTGTATCTGGTTAGATGCTGATACATTTACTAAGAAAGACTTTACTTCCAAAGACTTAGATAACTTTCTTAATCCTAAAGCAGAGTTAGCTTTCTTGGGAAGGAAGCATTTTGACTACAGTGAAACATCCTTCATGGCATTTAATCTTAAATATCGTGGAGCTTTAGATTTACTAGGTGATCTACGTGGAGCCTACAACTCTGGTGAAGTAGTCAACTATCGTGAGTGGCATGATGGTTTTATCTTTGAAAGACTACTGACTATCTATCGTGCTCATGGCATGAGAGTACAAGACTTCACTGGTCACTTAGATATAACAGACCTTGTAAAAGGTAAGCAAGCCTTTGAGTCCTTCCCTCTTAGTGAGTTTATGGAACATCTTAAAGGAGATCGTAAAGGTACAGTAGAAAGTAAACCTATTCCACCAGCACAAAGATATAAACAACTTGCTGATATTATACGACAGTATCAACCAGCTAAAGTAGTAGAGACAGGGACATGGATAGGACAACGTGCGATTGAAATGGCCCTAGCTTCCTTTGAAAATAGGGACGACTTTGAATATATTGGTTATGATTTATTTGAGGAAGGTAACGAAGAACTTAGTATTAAAGAACTTAATGCTAAGAGGATTGTTTCAATAGATGAAATAACAGAACATTTAAACAAGTTTAAAAAGAAGATGAAGGAAGAAAGGAATAAGACCTTCACCTTTACCCTAACAAAAGGAGACACTAACGAAACTTTAGAAGCTGGTATCGAAGCAGACTTAGCTTATATTGATGGTGGACATAGTACCAAAACAGTACGTAATGACTATGACAAGTTAAAGCATATTCCTATTCTGGTTTTTGATGACTTCTTTACAGCAGATGCACAGGGTAACTGTGTCGATGAAGAGTTTAGAGAAGTAAATAGAATTATAGAAGAAGTTACCCACCGTAAACAGGTGTTACCATCCAGTGATGGAGTACGAGAAGGAGGACATACTCACTTAGCTGTAGTCCTGATTGATGATAACCTGCCTGACTTAACGAATAAGGTTATGCAAGTTCCTATTCATGTCACTCCTAAAGACTGTGTACCTGATCAGAACCTTGTAAGTAATATTAAAAAGAATATTAAACTTATGGACAACTGGTTAGAGAAAGGCAGAGCACATTCGGATAGAGTTATCATTGTATCAGGTGGAGATAGCACAGACTGGAACCATGTAAAAGAACTTAGTCGGAAAGATCATACTCGTGTGGTCTGTGTGAAACATTCATACCCCCATCTTTTAAAACATGGCATACAACCGTGGGGATGTGTTATACTAGACCCAAGACCACTAAGCGGTAAGTCTACACATGGTATTATCCGTAAGACTTTATTTAATAAGGTAGATAAAGATACTATATTCTTTCTTGCATCTATGACCAATCCTTCAGTAACAAGGCTTCTCAAGAAACAGGGAGCTAATCTGTGGGGATGGCATGCTTTTTCAGAGACTTTACGTGCAGCTACAGATAAGAATAAACCTGTGAGAGATAATACAATACAAGTTTCTGAAGAGTTTGATATACCACCAGACACTACCTTCATTACAGGAGGAACGTGTGCGGCTATGAGAGCTATAGGAATGATGCACATCCTGGGATTTAGAACCTTTGACTTGTTTGGTTATGACTGTATTATACCAGAGCCATCAGATAAAGATAAGAAAAAGAAAGAGAGAGATGGTAGACCTAAGTATATGAATGTTACCGTAGATGATCATAAGTTCTGGACTACAGGTGAGCTACTTGCTATGGCACAGGACTGTGAGAAACTCTTTGAACGTGACGATGTAGATATGGAGATCACTGTTCATGGAGAGAATACCCTCGTAAAGACCTTGTGGAATAATTCACGTATAAGTAAGACTAAACATTATAAGGAGTTCCTACCATGTTAGATGCCTTAATATCTAAATACCAAGGAGAGATAGCTATAGCGAAAGCTAATATAGAAGTGTACCTTAATCATTCAGTAGGAATAGGAGAACACTCTGATATTGTTCAGGAAGTAGATAAACAAATAGCTATTATTGCAGAGAATGACGAGAAGATACGCACCATAGAAGATCACTATCCTCAAGAAGATGATGATCCTAATCAACTAATACAGGCTAAGATATAATGCTTGGGTTAGCTGAGAGTGTTGTTGGTGTAGCAGGTAAGGTCTTAGATAAGTTCGTTGAAGATAAGGATTTAAAGACTAAACTTAATGCTGAACTTAAACAACAGATGGTTAGCCTTGACCTTGCTCAAGCACAGGCTAACGTAGAACAAGCAAAGCATCCCTCTATCTTTGTCAGTGGTAGTAGACCAGCTATCATGTGGATATGTGCCTTTGGTTTAGGTTGGCAGTATGTATTTCAACCTGTATTTGTATGGGGTATAGCAATCTCTGGTGCAGACATAGCTATTCCTATTATCCCTACTGAGGGGTTAATGACCCTTACCTTATCATTACTAGGACTAGGTGGTATGCGATCAGCAGAAAAATTCAAGGGTGTAGCCAGAGAAAATATGAGAAAGAGTAGATGATAAACATAACTGAAGCAGCAGATATACACCTCTCCTCTATTATTGCTGAGAATAACCTTGAAGGTATCCTCTTAGCAGTAAAGGGAGGAGGCTGCTCTGGTTTCAATTATGATTGGCAACCATTGGAGAAACTGCAAACCAAAGTAACAGACTTGGAATTAGACCTGGATGTAGGTAAACTTGTAGTAGATGGTACATCCGTTATGTACCTTGCTGGTATGGAAGTAGACTACAAGAAAGATATTTTTGGACAAAGATTATTTATAGAAAATCCTAATGTCCAATCTATGTGTGGGTGTGGGGAGAGCTTCCATCCTAAAGATATAGTCTTTACATCTGGCCCTTATGATCCAACAGATATGGACTTAACTGTAAATGCTAAATGAAAAACAAGAGGCTTTTGTACAGCATTATATTCTTAGTCGTAATGCATCTGAGGCTGCACGATTAGCTGGTTATAGTGAACGCTCTGCACGTAATCAGGGACATAGGTTACTGCAAGAAGAAGAGATACAACAACGTATCTATGATGCAGAACAGGAAATGACTACAGATGTAAATGTTATTGAAGAATTAGAAAACCAGTATAGCTATGCTAAAGGACATGGACATACTAACAGTGCTATTAAGGCATTAGAAATTCTATCACGAGTACGTGGGAATAAGACAAGTGACGATGACATTCTTAATGTAGATAAGATTGTATCTGATATTCAATCTGCTATGAAGGTCATTGGTAAAGAAGAAATGAAGAAGCTAATGAAGACTTGTAAATGGGAACAGTAAAGGATAAGATTACTGTTACAAAACAAACTCCCTTACATACTAAAGATTGGTATATAAAATGGGGAGCTACTTTTTTTATTATTATAGGCACAGTTGCTACTGCTCAAAACATATACCCTTATAACTTATTCCTAGAGCTTATTGGATTAATTGGCTGGCTCTTAGTCGCACTGATCTGGAATGATCGAGCACTCATAGTAGTTAATGCCGTAGGAATATCTATCTTTCTAAGCGGTATCTTTTCCTACTTCTTCTCTTAGTTCTATACATAGAAGGGGTTAGTTACTTCTGTCTCCACATGAGTTACAGTTTTTATATCTTCTGGAAACTCATGCTTCAACATATTTTCCACTCCTAATTTTAATGTGATGGTAGAGGATGCACAACCAGCACAAGCTCCTCCTAATTCCACATGAACATTCTTTACATCTTCATCATAGTCTAATAACTTTATAGTACCTCCATGCATTATCATATAGGGTGCTATCTTATCTGCTAAGACATCTTCTATCTTAGCAAACATTGTCATTATTTATAACTCCATATCCAAGGTCTAGGATGGTCATCGGAGTTAGGCATATCATCAATATGTATAAACCTGCTGTCATGTGGCCCTCTCTGCTTTACACCAATCCCTGTCATACCATAGTGAAGTGCTACCTCTATCAATTCTAAAGCATCTCCACCTGCTACCTTTACATCTACTGCCCTACCGTAGAGATGTGGTGAGTTCTTTGCTCCTCCAATAGTGGAGTTATGAGCTAGATGTCTGTAACCAGATGTAATAATCATAGGCTTTCCTATTTGTTCACGGATAGCTATTAACTTATCCATAAACTCTGGTTCCATCTCACATTCACCTGTACCCTTACAGGCCATCTCTTCTTCAGTAAAGTACTGCCAATCCATTTTAAATTATCCTCCTAAGATTTTTTACCATGCTGATTCTGAACCAGTTTCTTCAGCCTCATCACTTGGGGTACTGTCTTGAGCACTGTTATCCATACCATGCCCCATATCCCCTCCACTAGGATCACTTGGACCTTCTTCTCCCGCCTCATCTACGTCCCAATCACTAGGGTCTAAAGCCTCTACTTGGCCTACTAAGTCTCTATAGTCTTTTTCTTCCTGTTCAGTTATAGGTTCTTCAGTACCATACTTATGAGTATAATCCATAAGTTTAGCTTGACCTAACGGTGAGTTAGGATCACCAAGTAATCCTTCACGACCAGCAATATTTCTATTTTCCATATTTTCTACAGTCTTATCATACATACCACTACTATCAAAAAGACCCATAGTTAATGTATCCCAGAAACTAGGACTAAATTGGGTACTCCACCCAGTACGTCCCATATTCATAGCCTGATAATCATTAAGTGCTCCTAGAAGTCCTAATGGTAGACCAGTTGCTGCACCTAATACACTCATAAGTCCTCGTCCTTTATGACCTATATATCCCCAGTTATTTGCTGCTGTTCTGTCCGATGGAGCACCCCCAGGAACTTGACTATCACCTTCATGGGGTTCCCCTTTCTTTTTCTTCCTACGTACAGGTTTAAGGTCTTCTGTAATCTCTTTTACAACATCTGGTTTTCTCCACTTCACTACAGGTTCAGAAGGGTCTTTCATATGAGCCTCAGAAGAAAAGAACCTAGCTTTTCTTCCATCATCATATATCCTGCCTCGTAGTATATCTAGTGGATCATCGTCAGTTAATTTATAATCAAAAACATAATCACCAAATTTTATATCACCACCCTCTGCATATTGTTTTATTGCAGCCTGTCCCACAGGTGTAGCCATCAGAGCATTAACAAGACCACCACCAGCAAACTGTTTAGGTTGACCTAGTATCTCCATCTGTTGTTGTTCCTCTACTACTTCTGGTTGCATAGGTGTAGCCATTTGTTGTTTGGGAAAGTTAGGTAATTGTGTAGGAGTAGCCATTATTTGTTCTGGATTAATCCCTTTACCTCTAATTCCTGCGTGTTGGTGAGGTCTACCAAACAATCCTGCTAGTCCTGCTACTTGTGGATTAGCTCCTAAAGTTTGATATCTAGGTCTAGGTACTCTAGGATCACTATGACCTCCTCCTTTACCAAAGGAACCGCCTCTTGGATGTCTAGGATTAAAAGGTCTACGTCCTGTACGCTGCATAATTCTTTCTAACATACGCATCTGATCTCTATTCATATGATGCATCATCTGATCACTATGCTGTATAGCTGGCATCATAGCTCTCATAGTTTCACCTGTAGTTCTTTCAGGTAAATTCTCTGACATCTTTTCTAGTTTGTCAAGCACAGGTTGATTCAGAAGATTAGGTGCAGTAGTTTCTTCTGTAGCCTCTACAGTTTCTTCTGCTGCTACCTCTTCATCGGTAGGTTGTTTATTTAATATATCTGTTAAACCTCCCAGACTTGATGTATCAATATCAATCGTAGCCTGAAGTTTTTTATTACCATCACCGAAACACATTCTAATCTCCTACTTCAACTTTTTCTACATCTAATCTTATATCTGCGTTCATATATCTTTTTTCAATCTGCGCTAATAAAGTTCTTAACTTACCTATATTTATAGTAGGGTTATTCTTTTTTATCCTCATTAAAAATTTATTATTAGTACTAAGTTGTTTAGGAATAAATTGTCCTCTAATTAATCCTATTAATTGTTTTTTAGAGAGTGTTCCTGTAACATCTTTATCCTGCATAATAAACTTATTTAATGTAGAAGGAGGAATAAACCTCCGATAAGACTGAATTAAATCATATATACCTCTTTGTGCTTCAAAATCTGTACGTAACTGATCATCATAATCTTTTACTAATTCTTGTGGAGACATAGTAGGATTAACTTCAGATAAACTATTAGTTATCTCTTGCATTAAATCCTGTCTATTTTTATTTGTAGGTCTAAGTAATCCTTTTAAAGTAAAAGCAAATTGTTTACGTGGATTAAAAGTTCTTTCTTTGGCAGCTAGTGTAAAAGGTGCAGCAGCTAACCCATGCTTAGTATTAAGCCCTTGTTTAGCAAAGAAGTCTGATAATTCTTCAGTATCATTAAACCTATATCGTTGATCACCATAATATAACTTATTAAGTTCAGACTCAAATTTACTAGCTGGTGTACCCATACCTAAAGGTTTGGTAATTTCATCTATTAATTCAGGTGCTCCTAAGTCTTGAAGAGTTTCTCTTGCCATCTTACCTAGACCAGTTTCCTGAAGTTTATACCAATCAACTAAAGCATCACCCTGTTCTTCTGGACTTCCCATAAAACTTTTAAGAAGATTACCACCAACCGTATCAAAAATTTGTTTAGTAGCTAATGATGGGTCAGCAAAAACTTTGGCTTGCCTTCTTAAAATTTCCATAAACTTTTCATCAAGTGATTCTTTCACATCTCTACCACTGGCTACCTCATGCATAAAAGGCATAATAAAATCAAGTACATATTGATCAGGATTGTTATAACTTAAATCAGTATATTTAAAATTACCATCCTTATCCTTACGTACTACAATAGCATGATCTTTTTCCCAATCAGGTAAACTCGTAGCCATAGCATCAGCTACACCCTCAGTACCATTTAACGAGTTATAGGTAGCAGCTATAATAGAAGGAGCAGATGCGACTCCTAGTTGAGATACTAATCTATTAGTTCCTGCTTTTACCAGAGCTTTATTACCTGTATCCATTCCTTCTCTAATTTCATTACCAGCTAATTGAAATAGTTTATATTTATTTCTCAGGTTCTCAGCAGGAAAGGCAGTAAAGGAACCTATTATTGGAACACCTCTCATACGTTCTAGTATTTTAGGAATACGAGAATAGACAGGTACAATATTCATTGTTTTTTCAACAGCCATTTCACTTATAACTTTATCATCAAAGTCTTTTAGTAATTTAGGATTATCTCCTTCAACTCTAAGTTTTTCTTGAAAGTTATTAGCATAATCTTTACGTAATTGATTACGTCTTTCAGGAGACATTTGATCCCAAATATCTTGAGATCGTTTCTGTTCTCTAAAGAAAGTCATAATCTTTCCTAAGTCATCTGTACCCCCATAGATATCTTGAGCACCACGTACTACCTTACGACCTAGTTTATTTCTAGATATTGCTTTTTCAAGCCAAGGAAGTCCTCCTGTCATAGCATTTACAATACCACTCTGTAATTTACTAGGGTCTTTAACTCTATTAAAATCATTAATACGATTTAAGATTTGATTTAGTTCTACTTGACTACCCGTTAATCCTAACTTATCAATATTATCTATAATCTCTCTTCTTTTAACAGGATCATTCCAATTCTTTCCAAGAAATTTTATTCCATCTATAAGACCTCTATAGTTACCTGACCCTATAGTATATCCTGTCATTCCTAAAAAGTTTCTTATGTGAGCTAACGGATTATAAACAGTTTTAGCCTTCTTTAAATATCCTTGCACAGGAGCCATTACATCTATTAAAGGTTTGAACCATCCCCAATCTGGTTGATTAAACTCATCAGTAAGCATCTTTAATTTTTCAGCTTCAGACTTTGTAACATATATTTGATTTAATTCTGGAGCTAAAAGTCCTTGCTTTCCATCAGGACTAGAAGAGATAGCAAATACAGCATTTTCATCAAAGGCTTCACCAGCAGGATTACGAGAAGTAATATAGGGAACCATTGTTTCTCCTGTTATACTTTCAGCTTCTAACGCATTTCTAGCTTTTACTGCTTGACCTCTGGTAAGTAAACTATCTACTAAAGAAGAAGCCATTCTAAATCTAGAAGAGGAGTCAACAATACCTCGTACTGTTTCCATAGCTCTAACCCCAGGTTCATAGTTATACCCAAATAACTTACGCATAACTTCTGGAATATCCTCTTTCTTTTTTAACACTCCTAGTTTTCTACGTTTAGCAGAACCAATAGGATCATATAATTGCCTAGCAAATTTCTCAATTAATTCTTCACTACGTTCAGGAGATAAGTCTATCCATTCTCCCTTCTGATCTAGAAACCCTGCCTGTTTAGCAATATCTTTATTATTAACAATTAAAGTTCTTAACTCATCTAATACCCCACTATTCTCTGACTTCTTTATAAATTCTTCAAAGGGTTCTCTATTGATAGCCGTAAACTTTTCAAAGATATCTCTAATGTAGGGCTTATTAGGATTATGTTTATAAATTCCTTTAACATAATTAGAACCATACTTAGCTGTACCTGCAATTTCTTGTGCCTGTTTTACATAATCCCATAGGTCAGTAATATGTTGGTGCATCTTAGGGCTTATATCTTTAACTTCTTTTAATGCTGCCGTATCTCCTTCTAAAGCTAGGTTCAATAAGTCTGTATGTTCATCAGGTTTAAAGTCTGTTTTAAAAGTATCATCAATATCCATTGATAATTTTTCAGCAGCCTTCTGAATAGGACGCATCTCACCTGTACTACGCTCTACAATACGTTGACTGATTTCATCTAAAGAAGAAGTAGGTAAAATTCTATTCTTTATCCACCGTCCTGCATTACCTACGGCTTCATTATCCCCTACTGTTTTAGCTAAACCACCTACCGCATCCTTAGTAGCTCCTCCTACTACTGATATTAATCCACCAGCTACAGGACTTACTATTCCTTCAGCCAATCCCTGAAGTGCTATCTGTGTGGGATCATAATCCTTACGCCTACCAATATCTATATCTACTTCCTGTCCTCTTGCAGCCTGTGCTGCTCCTCCTGCTCCAGCAATAGTACCCTCAACTGCATATGCCTTTAATGCATTTTTAGTAAATGCTGTTTTTAAACGGTTTATTATTCCTTTTTTAGCAGCCTCTTTAGCAGCAAATCCTGCCACACCTCCTGCCCCTGCTGTAAAAGCTCCTGCTAAAATAGATACTAAATTAGTAGGGTCTGTTACTCCAGCAATACTATAATCTAATACACCATCCATAAGAGGTGCAGACCCCTCACCAAAGTCAGGCATCTTGTCTATCTGATCTGTAGCATAAGCATAGGCTTGTTTATACTGATCAGGTAAGTCCATAATACGTGAACCCTGTTTAATAGTAGACCCAAGATTTGTATTAAAATACCTACGATGTGTTAAGAAATTATCTACAATCTCTTGTGGATTTTCAGAAGTAGGGATACTAAGAGCGTTCAGCGTATGATGTGCTGCTGACAAAAACTTAGGATCATTCTGAAGTGATTCGTAAGTAGGAGTTTTTATAGCCATATATTATAGTACCTTTATTTCCACTCATGTTCATCTAAAGAGTCTACTCCACCTGTAGCAGTTCCTCCTCTTTGAAGAGAAGGTAATAGTGCTCTAGCAGAAGCAATATGTTCATCTGCTTCACTCATAATCTTTTCAACATCTTGAGAAGATAATCCATACTTTCCTACATTTTGCTCAAGAATTGCTCTTATACGTTTCTTATCTCCACTACCTAACACAGCAGTCAGTTGATCAGATGCTAAAAGTTTAGCTATATCATTATTATATTTAGCTTTATTTAATTCAAAGTTAGCATATTTTAATTGACTTTCAAACCTCTTAGATAAGAGTTCTGCTTTCTTTAAGTCACCAGCTTGAGCAGCTTTTATAATTTCATTTTCTATTTTTAAAGTATTGAGATCAAGTGCAGCTAACTCTTTAGTAGTTTTTAAGTCTTGATCTTCTAATTCTCTAATACCTTTTCTTTCTTCTTTTCTCGCTTCACCTAATTTATCTATAGCTCCTGTTTCTTTTAAGGCGTGTCCTGCTGACTGTAACATATCCATATGTCCAGGAGCAGCCATTATAGCTGCACCTATCCTACCCACTTGATCCCATGCTGCATCTTTTCTTGCTTGAGCAAGTTCAGCTTTTCTTTTTTCTTTATAAGCAGGAGCATTTCTTTTTTCAACTTTTTCTCTTAATACATCATATAAACTACCTGCTTTATCTAAATTTGCCAGATACATTGCATCATAATCTGTACCACTTCTTGTAGGAATAGTAGGTTTAGGTGTAGCAGGTTGCTCTCTTACTGTCTGTGTTTCAGTTTCAGTAGCCATATAAGGAGAACCACCAATATCATATAATTGTTGTTGGTATTCATCTAAACTATCATAGTCTATAGCAGCATTATTCTGGTGTCGTTGAACAAGACCACTAAGACCACCCTGAATTTGTCCACCACTTTGAAAGAAACCTAAATTCTTACCCATACTAGCAAGACCCATACCAGCACCTAGTAACTGTCTTCCCATACTAGGGCGAGGCTGCATATTAGTAGTAGTCTTATACATAGATGGTTGATAAGGAAACCCACGTACATGACCTAGATGTTCACCATATACCTGTGATGGAAATACTTTCTCTGCCTCAAACTGTTCGTAGAGAAAATCTTTCTTAGCCTGTTCATCTCCTCGTCTAGCCCTACCTACTTCTTCTACTGCTCCTAACTCACGTAATCCCTGTTGCCATGCTTGAGGAGCTTGAGCAAACATACGTTGAGCACCAGCAGCTTCCCTAGCTTTCTGTGCCTCAAAAGCAGAGCGTCCCTGTTCAAAGGCTGACTGCATCCCTCGTGTCTGAATATCACCTAGTTGCTGTTGGAGATTACGATTAGCTTCTGCTTCTGCTATTGCCTGTCTACTACCACCGAAAGCTCCTACAGCTTCAGCACGATCTCCAATACCCCTAAAGGTAGGTTGTGCCTGTCTTACTGCTTCACGTTTAGCTACATCAACCACAGCCTGTTGATAGGGATTCATGTACTGCTGTGCTTGTTGTGGGCCAAACTGATCCATAGAAGATGTAAGGGCTGATAGTCCTGACTCATAATAGGGACGAGCAGAAGACATACCAGTACCAGCTATGCCAGATAATCCCTGTTGAAGGATACCCTCTCTAGCTGCTAGTTCTTCTGTTGATGGACCTTCATAGCGTCCCTCATATCCACCAGGAAATGCCTGATAGCCTTCAGCTAGTTGATCCTCAAAGCGTGACCTAGATGATTCTAGAACATTCTTTATATATGGCTCTAGTGTCTCCCAACTCTTGTCAGTTATCTGTTGAGTTCCTGTTGAGACAACTTGAGGCTTACTTCTACCACCACCAAAACACATTTAACTTCTCCCTATCATCGTTAAGTCTCCACCTAAATAAATATATCCAAAATGTTTATATAATTTAGAAAAGAGTTTGTTTTTTCGTTCATGTTCTATATCATTAAATACACCAGTTACTAGTGGTATGTTTAATTTCTTTGCATGGGTATCTAACTTCTTCATTAAATTTAAGGCTAGTCTACCCTTTCTAAATTGTTTACGTACAAATGTAAAATCTTCTGATAAAAATTCTTGATCCGACCACCACCACTCACTTATATGTCCACCTGTCATTCCTGCTAACTCTGTTCCACTCCCATCTTTCTTAACTATATTACTCTGAGCTACATATAATGCTCCATCATTAAATAAAAAAGTAATATAGTCTAATACTTTTGATCGTGAAGGTTCTCCAATTCCTACCTCTGTATACATCTCTTCTATTAAAATATTTGTAATTTCAAATATATCAGCTAATTGTGCTTCCCTAATAACCATTAAGCAAGTTTCTCTAATTGTTGTCTCCCATCCATCTCAGGTGGTTGTTTATCTCTGCCATATTTTTCTTTACGGAAGTCAGAAATAAAATCATCCATCTTTTCCGCACCATCGTCAGGATTACCATTACCTAGTCCAGCCATTACATCAGCAGGAACTACATATTCTTTAGGAGATAATGCAGCTAATCCTCCTCCATGAATAGGAAACATCTGATTGTCCTCCATACCATGTCCTTCACCTTCAACATATCCACCACCAGCCATTCCTTGAGGCATAGGAGGTTGAGGCATAGGCATAGGTGGTTGTGGCATTGGTACTGGAGGTTGTTGAGGTATAGGCATACTAGGAGGTACTGCTCCTGCAATTCCTGTAGGTTTAGGATCAACAAATGTTTCATGTATTTTTTCTACCAAGTCTACAAAATATTGCTTACCTCTGTCTGTTTCTTTTTCTTCTACTGCTTCTTCAATTACTTCACTAAAGTTAAAGGCTTCAGGTAAACCAGTAATAGGATTATAGGTTAGTCTACCAAGTGTAGCTAATCCTTGAATTTCTTGGGGATTCATATGTACCAGAGTTGTATCTCCCATACGACCCATACGCCCCATTGTTTGTCCTATTCTCCCTAGCGGAGGCATCTTCATCATTGCCATGACTTATCCTTTAACTTCTGAGGATTCATATAATTAGACTGTGCTTTGGTACTATTAGCATAAACATTTGTATCTATCTTTCCACCTGATTTCATTGGTTGAAATGATTGTTGACCCTGGAACATATTAGGAACCATAGCCTGTCCAGTATTTACATTATTAATATAAGTACTTTCATTTAAAAATTTATAAAATTCATTCATATCCATTAGTGTAAATCCTGCCAGTTAGTTCCATCATATCCTTTAAATTTACTTTCGCCAGTAGAGAAAGCTATATTACCTGCAATAGGAGCACCAATATTTGTAACAGTTGTTACAGCTAATACGGTGGTAGCTGGTGCTGCATCTACTTCTGTGTCACGAGTATCTAATTCATTAATTAAAGCTCCACTCCATAGCTGTAATTCATTATAGACTGAACGGCTCTCTTCATTGGACAGATCAACCATTATAAATGTTGAGACTTCTGGATACCTTGCCATTATCGCATCCCATCTGGTTGAACTGCTAATCGAAGAGAACCGTATCTCCAAGAAGTACCAGCCGTATCACATGATACTCTTACAGCAGCCTCCCTCCCTCTCGCTCTCAAATCGACTTTTTGTGTTGTAGGGGTAATTTCAAACGGTCCTTTTGTAACTGAGGTATTAGCTGGATATTGCTTAGTAGTAATACTAAACTGAAGTGTACCACTATTATCCATAGTAAAGTCAGGGATCATACGATCCATAAACATAATTCTAGAACCATCATCTATTTCAAATGTAGCAGATTCTAGGTAAGAAGTCAATGCTGTATTATTAGTCCCTGTATAAATACTTACTGGCTCATTATCATAAAGATAAGAATTACCAGAGCTTGATGTACCAGTAGTAATGGTATTATTATAGACATTTTTATCTGAGTAAGTAGTCCAGAAACCTGTTCCGTATACCCAATAGTTTTCCACTGGATTAAATACAACATAACTATCGCACTCATCCTGCCCTGTTGAAGGATATAACCACACAATTTCTTTAAACTCTGAGTTAATACCAGCATAAATCTTATCCTTATTAGTCTTATTAATCCTATCAAAGATGTATCTCTTAACGGTGCAATCTAGATTTCTAACCTGTCCATCAAAGGCATAGAAGTTATCTTCTCCCATCCAGAAAGTTCTACCATCAAAGTCTACGGCTGCATGAGTAGCAATCAATCCACAGTTAGTACCCATTTGTTTAAAACCAAAGACATCATTACCACCAATAAATGTCATTAACCATAGAGAATTATCTGTCCATACATTAATAGCATTACGTGATCTAACTGCCCCTATAATTTCTGTACCATCTGTAAGTATGTTATCTCCTGATGTATTATCACTAGCAGGTGTCCAATCATTATAATCTTCACTATCAGCCCATCGTACAGCCATTGGACTATAATCTCCACCATAGACACTACAACCAAATGCAATTAATTGTCTCTTTGGTCCTAGTAAGATAGTCCTAACATTTGTAGGTGCATCTCCTGCTGTTACCCATACTGCTCTCTGTGGTGTAGAACTTGCATCTACATTATAATAGTATATACCATTACCCCTACGATTAGCAACTATATCTTCACCCCAATTATCCAGACTCCACTGTGATATTTCAAATGTTATACCACTCTGATCAGCTTCTTCTCCCCATGCTCTATATCCTACTGTTGTCGTAATAGATACAGGTAAGAAAAATCCTGTAGCTGTTCCTGTTGCTGCACTGGTAGCATTAGCTACAGAAGATAAGGTAAAACTAAAAGCATTAGTTTGTACACTCGTTATCTGGAATATAGGTCCACCTTGAGCCGTAGAAGATAAGACTACATTACCACCAATCGTTGTAGCATCATAAAATTCTACAAAGTTTCCTACTACGTGGCTATGTCCTGTCTCTGCTACACTCACATTTGTATTAGAACCTACTACACTAAATGCATTAGAAAATGCTACACTTGTATACCCTGCTGTTCCAGCCGATGCTGCATTATATACACCAGCACCATATCCTAACCCCTGAATAGCTGATGATGTGCCAGTGGGTAATAGATAGTTAAGTGTACCAATTCCTGTATCTGTTCCTGTAGCTGTTGCTGATGCAGTAATAGTAAATTTATTTACATTAACTAAAGATACAGGATAGTTATTATTATCTAAACTTAAACCACCAATATCTCCACCACTACCATCAGAAACAGAAGTAAATAATACATAATCTCCTTCACTTAAATTATGTGCAGCCTGAGATACAGAAACAATAACTGATCCTGATGTTGAACCAATCTTTCCTGCTCCTACAACTACGGTACTCACAATAGGAGTTATATCATAGATTGTATCATCCGTATAATAGGTATATAGTTTTTTGTCTGTACCAAAAACCATATGCCTTAGAGTATCATTATCAGACCAAGTAAGTAAATCTCTGGCATTACCTAAGAAAGCTGTATCACTTTTCTGTGAGTAACCTCTTAAATTTTCTGGCCTACCTGCTCTAAAACGCACACGATCTCCATCATACCACGCACCTTCTTCAGCATACTGCGTAGTTTCCCTATGAAACCCTGGCCTGAAGTTTAACTTCACATATTTGGAATTCATAGATGACATATATTATCTTCCAAAAGATTTTAACATTATTGCATCAATAGTAGTAGCTGATCGTACATTATACACTACGAGATCAACTGCACTTACTGAGGTACTATTAGAAGGAGCACTAGCTTCTGGAAATCTCCATGCATTTCCAAAGGCTACTGTATGTGCTCCTGAAACATTTTGAATAAAATATATTGATCCTGACTGACCAGCCGTAGCATTAGACGGTGTATTAACACTACAATTATTAGCTGATAGACTTACAATAAACGTATTACCTGTAGCAAAGTCTAGAGTTAATGACCCAGGATAAGAAACAGCTACAGCAGGAGTAGCTACAGGACCATTAAAGGTAGCTATACTGGTGTATATCTTAGCTCCTCTAATTGTATCAGCCGTAGATACCCGTACATATCTAGCATCAGCAGCAGATACATCAGGTACTTGCGTAGCACTTACAGGCTTTTTAAATGTTAAAAGTGTATCATCAGCTAATGTCTGTGCTGTATTAACCGTAATTTGAGTAGCACTATCACGAGTAACTACGTGTGTACTGGCTTCTACGGATGTACCATGTACAGTCCAGCCAGCTTTAATACTAACGGCTGCTCCACCACCTGTAGAAGTATTATCTATTATTATAGCTGTAGCTGCTGATACAACACCATTAACATCAGCTTTACCTACAATAGAAGTATCTGTTACATCAAAAGAAGCTACTGTACCTAAACCTAATCCAGCAGCATTAAGGGTATGAATATTTGTACCATCACAGAAGTAAACCCCACGAGAACTTACAGCAGGACTTATACCTGCATTACCAGCCGTTTGTAAAACATAAGATGCATCATTTGCTCTCGTAGTTTTATCTCGTACTAAATAAAATTTAGACTGACTAGGAATAATAACATTGATAGAAGTAGATACAACTCCAGTAAATTCTAGTATAGCACTTCTAGCTTCATCTGTTGCACCATCATTATTTGTAAGAGTATAGCTTGCACTACCTATTGAGATAGTTGTATAAGCTGCAACAGCATCATCTACGAGTTGAATGACATTATTATTTAAACGCTGACCCCAAGTATTAGCATTTTCGCCATCAGCTTGTAGCTCTAATTTAATGCGTGATGTATAAGTTGATGACATTTCCTATCTCCTATAAATTATAATCTTCTGCATAAGGCCAAATGCCTAGTGTTCCACCAGTATTTTCTTTATTTTCATTCCATACAGGATACAATGCTTGGAATCCTGTTTTATTACTTACAGCCGTAATATCTGTAACCATTTTATCTCCTGCTGTCCTTACTTCATCTCTATAATTTTGTACATCTGTAGGAATAGCTGTACCCTTATCAGTCTTTCTAATATAATACCAATCCGTAGAACTTAATATACTATTTTGAGTATTCTTTACTAAAGAAATTTCACGAGCCTTTACTTTATCAATATCTAAGTCTGACTTAGTTTTTAGTTTAGAAACTGACTTATCATTAATAGTATATTCATAAGAACCAGTTTCTTTTTCTGTTCTAGCATCTAAGTTATTATCTGTATAATTAAGTGGATAAATATTAATAGCAACTAATTCATCAACAGACCAAACAGAAAAGATATTAGCAGGATATTGAGTACCATCCTCATCAATATAAGGTGATCCTCCGTTTAATTCTTTAATTACCTGTCCAGCTTTAACTAACGCAAACATATTATTCTCCTTTAATTGATATTAGGATGTGCTCCATTATGCATATCTTGAATCTTATCTAAATTTTTATGAACAACTTTCATCTCTGTTTGTAATTCAGCTATCTTTATATTTAATTTCTCTAAATTAGAAGGTGATAAGATACCACCAAATATTTTATTTTGGTGTTTAATTACAGCACGATCCGCATCAGCCTGATCTATACGAGTATTAATAATAGCTAACTCTTTTTGTATAGTACTAATATCCTGTATTACTCTAGCTAGTTGAGATTTTACAACAGCAAAAGCACCAGCTAAAGAAGCTAGTAATGTTCCAAATTGAACTAATTCTCTTACACCAAATTCCATGTTTTTACTATCTTTATATTATTAACTGCAAACCTATTAGTCTTTTCTTTATTCTTTGCCCATATTAAACCATAAATTAAACTTATAATAAATAAAATAATTAATACTGCTTTACCACTTTCCATAAAAACTTTTTTTAATAAAGCATCATCTTCTGCTTTTTTTATCTTTGCATCTAACGCTGCTTTTCTTTTAGCTTCTATGTTAGCTTTAAGTCTTTTACTTCTTTCAACTCTTATTTTATTCCAGGTTCCTTTACCCCATTTATGGTCAATTTCAATAGCTAAATCTTCCAGTAGTCTTTTATTTTCTTCTTCCTGTAATACAGCTGTAGCTACATTAGCTATACTTGTGTCATCTCCATAGGCTTCTTCACTTTCTCCTGCCCGTCTACGTAGTATCTGTTGCATCCGACTCGTAGCTTTAACAGGTTTTTTTCTTTTATTCCGTTTCTTTTCATTATAATCTGTTTCTGCTGTCCATAAATCTTGGAGACTATGACTTAATTCCTGGATAGATTTAGCTGTTCCTACAGCAGCTTTGGCTGCTCCAATAGCTGCTCCTATCGTAATTGGATCCATATCATCGTGCCTTGGCCTGTGCTACGCCACTACCCCCAAATGGATTTTCGGAAAACGCAGCGTAAACATATGTTGCCGAGCCATTATAGCCTCCATTAGTAGTTCGTAGTTTAAATCCTGTTGCAGTAAAGTCACCGAAAGTAGTTGCTGCTTCTGTTCCTGTGTCATTGGCATTAAGTCCTTCAGCCACAGGATTGTAAGGAGACATAGCTGAGTTATGTATATGCCATGCGTATCCAGCATCAATACGCTTGATCATTAGCCATGCGGGTTCAAACCCTAGATAAACAAAAGAACCATCAGAAGCGTTATTCCCTGTGTATGATCCAAACTTTGAATAACCTTCTACTCCAGTCCAACAATAGGCAACATAAGGTGCATTATTACCATTAACTGAATCATCAGTTCCTACTGTAAAGGTGGAAGTTCCTGGTGTAGTATTATTCCAATAACCTGAACTTGTACCAAAAGCATTAGTATCACTTAACAGCCCGTATTTCGTATTTCCTTCGCTGACATGATAAACTGCCCAGTGTCTATTAGTAGAATCATCTCCATCCCCTAGCTTCTTAACACAAATAAACTCAGGAATTACGCCCAAGGAATGTGTTACAGTATTTCCAGCAGAGCCATTTCCTGTATAAGTAGCTATACTGAATCCTGCATTAGTATTAACAGAAGGATTACTCGTTCCATTAGCTGCCCATTGCCAAAGTACATATGATTCATTAGCAGTATTTACAGCATCCATATTTCCTATTTGAACACCCTGTTGTAAAAAGCGTCTGACAGTATTATTAGCTATAACCTCATCGTCACTATCATTACTTATAATATATTCATAAATTCCTCTTACACGATCTTGTAAGATATGATTGTCAGCAGCATCACGGTTCTTGATCCATGAAAAGCCTGTAATGCCAGCCGTATTTTCAGGTACATTATCTTGATTAAGGGCTTTAAAACCAGTAGGAATTGATGTGGATTGAAAATATCCTCCTGCATCAGAGTCTAATGTAGTTGCAGCACCATCAAAATATCTTAACGATCCAGGATTAATTGTTATATCACCAGCATTTGAACCCCCTGCAAAAAATGTTATAGCGGTATTATTTGGAAATAGAAAAGTAGGATTAGTTCCAGCACTAGGACTACCAACTGAATCTCCTGCTGAGTTTTGCATTATAGTGCCATCTACGGCTCCCCATGCCTTTCCATTATCACAATCAATAAAAAGTCCATATACTGTTCCTACAGCAACAGTAGGAGCATTAGAGGGTTGCCAACTGACTCCATCATTATTACATTGAATAGATGGACCTCCCCTTATTCTCATTGTGTAATAATTAGCTGGACTTGCAGCAGTATTAGTAGAATTAGATAAAGCACTTGATAGAGCGAATCCCATTGAAGGACCACCCGTAGATGTATCAATAGCATCAAGCCGTCCTTCAAAATACCATTTACCACTAGAAACTTCTTGTATAGTGAAAGGACTACTAAGTGGATCGCCTGAACTACCACCAATAGTTAAATTACCTCCACTTAATTCAGCAGTACTAGCAGCCGCTCCTTTTGATATAGTTGCTGTATTTCTTGAAGGCGTATCATACATTTGATTAGACCCGTTAGTGGTATCCATATTAGTCATGGTCCAATCATTATTATTCCCACTAGAGTCATTGCCTAAATTAGTTCCATCTTCAAATTTTAAATAAAATCCATTAGTACCAAAGTCGGATGCTGAAGATAATGTGGTTGTTGGGTCTTTAGGAACCCACCGATTAGAAGAAGTATCAGTCTGCCCAAAAACAGATGCGGCTAATTGCTGTCCATCTACACCAATAGCCTCTGCCATATAATAGTGACTCTGATAGCTAGATGCGTTAGCCGCATTATATGTTCCAATATAATTAGCTACTCCATTAGCCATTACATTAGACCAATTACTGGTGGCTGGATTTGTTTTTATTAGTGAAGAACCATCATAAAGGAAGAGTGTCTGCAAAACACCATCAATATATACTTTAGCACAAGAATCTGTTCCAGCTAATCCTCCACCTGATGACCAATCAGCAGCTATGACGTAATGATGCCAAGCAGTATAATCTAATTGCACTCGACCCCCTTGAGGACCAGCTGTAGAAGTCGCATTACCCAATACCCTCCGTAACCAATTACTACCTCCCCCACTGACATTACTCCAATCTGTCCAGTTAAATGTTGGACCTACGGCAACACTCCAAGCCCATTGCCATAGTACAGCCCCTGACCCACTATCTACATCACTTCCATATAATGCGCTTCCTTGTCCAGCCGCACCCCCAATGCCTTTGTTCAAATTCATTTTTAGCCAGAATGATAAAGTAAATTTCTGATTACCATTAGCTCCTCCTCCTGTAGGATTAGAGCTAAAGGTTTTGGTTAAGTAACTAGTGCTACTAGTACTATCAAAGAGTGCAGCATGAGTAATGTCATAATCATCCGTAAAGGGTATAAACTGGCCTACACGCTGTCCTGTACCATTACCTTCATAAATTATAGGTTTAAAATTATCAGAAGGTTTTGCTATAGAAGGCGTAGACATATTAGAGGTATTTATTTTTTTAAAGCCTGTTGGTGGGGTATGACTAAAAGCTGTTTGACCAAAATTTAATGTTGCCGTACCATTGTTATAAACTGAGAAGCCTGGAATATATCCTGTAGTTGTTGAAAGAGTTGTATACGCTGCATTGGTTCCATTTGCAGGATCGCCAGAGTTTTGCCATGTGCCATTCTTAGAAAAGAATATTTTTCCGTTCTCAAGATCAAGAGCAACCCCAATCACATCACTAGTCGTAAATGTATCGCCATAGGTTGCAAAAGTATTGTTATTTACTTTATCGCCAGTATCCGTGTAGGCAAAGCTATCAGCGTTATCTCCAAGGTGTTCTGTTAATGAACCAGCCCCTGATGCTGGCTGTACCCCCACATAATATCCTTCTGCTGGTGCGCCAGACAGGGCAGTAACTGTATGCTCGTAATACCATTTACCTCCTGTTACAGCTATTGTCGTTAAAGTGCTTTTATGTGAAGCACTTGTGGTTCCGACTGTCTTTAAATTACCTTCAGAATACGCAAAAGCTGACTGAGGTATTAACGGATTGAATGTTGAAAAATTTCCTGTATCTTGAGCTTCATCTGCTGGACGATCTGCTGTAGCGTTAGATGAATCTATATTATTAAGAGTAAAGTCATTATTATTACCGCTAACATCATTACCTAAATCTGATGAGTCAGCAAAGTCCAACCAGAATCCATTTGTACCTTTATTTGTAGAGACAAAATCCGTTGGGTCTTTAGGAACCCAAACTCCATTTGAATTATATTGGGCAAAGTCTGAAGGAGTACCAGCATACCCATCAAGCCGAATAAATTCAGAGAAATACATATTTGCATATGCTGTATTTATAAGACCTATAGTTTCTGCTGTACCTGATGTAGCCCACTGTGGAACATCAGAAGTTGCTGGATAAGTTTCTGTTCCAAAAGAACTTACTCTAACACCATTTCGATATATTTGTCCTCTTTCACCCGATACAGCATTTGTAAAATCCCATATTACACACCAATGATACCAAGCTGTAGGATCACGAAATACTACAGATGTTTGTAAATCAAGTTTATTTCCACCACTAACCTGTGTAGCTACCCGTAAAGCACCTGCACCACCACCATTAAAATCTATATAAGAATGGTTTGAGGCATCGGCCCATGCAGCTATAGTAGAACCACCTGCTCCAGACCCAAATTCATTGATCTTAGCCCAAAAAGAAAATGTTTGTACTTTTGGAGTTCCTGTTGACGATGGTGTTCGTGTAAGATACTCATCAGTACCATTTGTCCAAATTGCTCCTTTAGGAACATAAACTGAATCTCCACTTGCTGCTGCTGCCGCTGCACCCATTAAAAGATTATTACTAAATACCATTAACTATATCCTTGTGATAAAATAGACTGAACTGCTGTTGAGGTACGAACTATATAGTCTAAACGATCTACTGCATCAGCATCCGTAGTTAAAGTAGGAGCAGTACCCCCTATAAATTCCCATGAAGTTCCATAAGCTAATGTTCTACTTCCTGTTCCATCTTGTACAATAAATATACTTCCTGTCTGCCCTGGAACACAATTAGTAGGATTATCAAGAGTTCTATTCCCACCTAAAGTGAGATGAAAGTTTTGTCCTGAATTAAAATCTACAGAGATATTAGCCCCATCCGTTAAACTTACTAAATCAGCTACGGCTGCTCCTCCAATATGTAAATCTTTTCCTAATAAAGTATTTACTCCAAAAGCAGCATTATCCGCATATACATCACCTGCACTTACTGTCCCATATAAATATGTACCACTATTTCCAAATACTTGAGTAAGATACTGGCCTCCTCCCCTTAAATTCCATATATAAATTGAAGAATCTTCACTTCCATTTGTAGGATCGTCTAATTCTCCCCTCAGAATATTATACGGAGTTTTATTACCAGCCGAATCATTACCATAAAAATAGATAGCTCCTAAATTATCTCCTGCTAGTGGAGAAGCACTATCTCTAAATAATGATAATATAGGAGCATTAGAAGCACCTGCATCATCATTACGTAATTCTAATTCAGAATCAAATATAGATACATTAGCTTCAAACTTTGTAGCTCCTGTAACAGTTCCTCCAGCTAGAGGTAGATGATTAGCAATACTAGTAGCTAAAGCTCCTGATACAGTTCCAATAACCGTATTGATCGAAGTTATAGCACTATTACTATTCCCGATACTCGTTGCAAGAGCCGATGATGTATCAGCTACTACAGTATTAATAGAGGTTATAGCTGATGCATTATTTGTTATATTTGTATTGCTATTACCTATACTCGCTGCTAAAGCTCCTGATACAGTAGCTAATTCACTATCTGTTACAAACCCACTACCATCACCTAAAACGGCATTAATAGAAGTAATAGCAGAAGCATTAGTAGTTATATTAGTATTACTATTTCCTATACTCGTAGCTAAAGCTCCTGATACCGTACCAATAACGGTATTAATAGAAGTTATAGCACTATTGCTATTCCCTATACTTGTAGCTAACGCACTGGAAACAGTTCCAATAACAGTGTTAATTGAAGTTATAGCACTATTACTATTACCTATACTCGTGGCTAATGCAGAGGATGTAGCAGCTAATACCGTATTTATAGATGTAAGAGCAGCACCATCAGGAACAGCTACACCTCCTACATACATCTGTGTAGCAGCATAAACATTATCTGCTGATACATCTCCTGAAAATACTGCTGATGTTCCAGATATAGGTACACCAAAAGTAGCTGCACTACCAGAAGGAACTGATAATCCAGTAGTAACAGCTACCGTTCCCAGGGATACAGTCCCAAAAGTCTGATTAGCAGCTAGACCAATAACACCACTAACAGCAATAGTTGTAGCAGCTACTCCTCCTACAGTAAAGGCCATTCCAGGACCACTTACTAATGTTTTTACAGTTCCACCTTCTGCTGAAGGGACATTAGTTAATCCTGATCCATCTCCTACAAAGTATGCTGCACTAACTGTACCTGTATAAACTCCACCAGCAGCATAAATAGAAGCTCCTACGGAAACATTACCACTAAACTCTGCTGCAACACCTGATACTTTAGTTGTAAAACTACCTGTAGCAGCTACTAAACGAGTGCTATTAATACTAACAGAATGAACATTAGTTGCACTAACTGTACCACTAAAAGCTCCTGTAGCCCCATCAATATCTCCTGTAACATTTCCTACAAGAGGACCATAAAAACCAGCAGCAGTAACATTGCCAGTAAAATGACCAGAAGAAGTAGATACATGAATACCTGCTAAACTAACTGCAATAGTAGGATTAGAAGCTACACCATTACCATTACTAATTGTAATACCAGTACCAGCCGTTAAAGTTCTACCTGCTGCTGTTCCACTATCCATAGCTACTATACCAGTAACCCCAGATAAGTCTGTTATAGCATTTAAAGCAGACGCATCAGCCGTTAAATTTGTACCATTTAAAGCAAATGTGCCATTAATATTAACTACCCCCTGTGAGAGTTGTAAGGCACTATTAGTAGAATCTCCTGACTGAATAGTTTGTAAGTCAGAAGTAATTCCTGTATTTGTAGATACATTAACCTTTAATAATTGGTTATATGTATTGGATATTTGTTTACCTGTTAATTTTGTGCTCATATTGAATCCCACCGTCTTTGTTCAACTTCCCAATTATTAATATTTGTATTCCAAGCAGTATCAAAAACTAAGTTTACATCTGGTCTTGGATTACGAATGTTTTCATCGTCACGTACATCAGGAGATTTATTTTGAGGATTATTAACTAAGTTAAATGCACCATCCCAATCTGTAGGACATACAAGCATACCATAACTATTTAATCTCATTATCCTATGAGGATATCTAAATCCACAGGTATCACAAATAGCTAAAGCATTTTTATTATTAGCCATTATACATAACCTAACTTAGGTTTAAAATACAAACTTGCTCTTTCCTTATCCTCTTCCATAGCATTTTTAAATTGTTCTCCATAAACTGTTTTTAACATTGCAATACGAGTAGCATCAACTCCTGGCCTCTTCATTGACATATAGTAAGCTAATCCAGTTGTTAAACATGGTAAAAATCTACGAGGTATATCCGCATTTTGACCAGCAGATTTATTTATATCTTGAAGAAATCCTATACGTTCTACTTTAATAACATCTGTCGCATTTTCAGGTAAAGGCCATACATAAAGAGTAGGATAATCTTGGTTACGTTTAACAGTATATTGAGAAGGTCTTCCTGTTTGACCTTTAGTTGGTATCTTGAGATATTCCTCAAAAGATATACGGGTCATCTGTAGGTCAGTATTATCCCTATTAAGGACAGCTTCCATAACATCAATAGTAGCACTACTCAGGTCATACGTAGTTGTACTTACGGCTACAGTAATAGTACTTACATCTGTAGACCATAGAAGTATCCCTTGATTCTGCCAGTCTGCTAGTAGTAAATTAAGTGACCTACGTGCCGATGCAGGTTCATGTCCCAGGATTTCCCCACCACCAATCATCTCAGTAGCCTCCTGAATAACAGCATCAATATCTAAGTCAAATGTATATGTACCTGAGAGTGCCATGTTATTCCTTTACATATGTATCTTTATATTTTTCAATAAGGTAGTCACATTGTTTATCCATATATTCCTTAAACGTATTAAAGTCTTCTCTTTTAGGTTTAGACAGATGTTTTATCGTTGTCTTTTTTTTCTTTTTGTCGTTCATATTGTATTACATTCTTAGCAATTAATGTCCATAAGTCTAGATTTTTTACTTTCCATATTTGAGTTTCTACACCCATAAAATCTGTATACTCAGCTATTAAGGTTTCGAGAGGAACAGCTATTCTAGGATTATGTATTCCACACTTACTTAGCATCATATACTGTTGTAGTCTTGCTTGTACTGCTTGAGCAGATATTTTATCTGCTTCTGATAAATCTAGAATAGCACTTATATCTACACACGATATAGTCATTATTCCTACTTTACTTTTTTTCTTCTCCTGAACTTTTTCTACTTTAGGTTCAACAGGGGGAGTTGTTTGACATCCTACTAGGATAAACATACCTAATAGTATTCCTAATATTTTCATAACTAATCCTCTATAATTTCTACTGGATGATATTTTCCATCCCCCATCTTCTTTAACTTTAACTTTCCTTTTTTACAAACCCAACGTGGATTCTCTTTTGGTGGATCACTCCGTTCAATTACTCGTTTAACTTTAAGACATTCCGATAAACTATCTCTAGGTGTAAACTCTAGTAGTTGTCCTGTCACACTATTATATAAGTGTAAAATAAATCCAACAAATAACTCCATTATTATTTTCCATTATACTTTAAATTTCTTTGTCCATCTTTTAACTTTTCTATATTATCTATAGTTTTTTCAACATCTTTTTGTAGTCTACTAATATTAACTTTGTTATGAGCCATTGACTCTATTTGTTGTTGAACTTTCTCTACCTCTCCTGATATATGTTCTATTAACATATACTGTTCTTTATCCGTAGGGCTTTGAGGAGTTTTAATCCTAAACTCATTGTTCTTTGTAAGATCAGCGTCCATAAGCTGCATCTTAGTTTCCATTTTATTTAATCTTTCTACTACCCCAAAATACGCCCATGCTCCTATAACCACACTAGAAATAATGGCTAAAAGATTACGTATAGGCATAGCCACAGAAGTTTGATCACTAATCTCTGCCATTACTTCTTCTTCTTAGTAGTCTTCTTTTTCGTTACCTTTTTAATCTTAGTACCATACTTCTTTTTCCACTTCCTGTAAATCTCAGGATGGTTTATTTTTAAGAAGTCCTGTTGCTTTTTAGATTTAAAAGGCATCTAACAAATAAATCCCATAGTTACAATATCTATATACTTTATAAGGTAAGCACTAATGATAATATCAATCATCGTTTAGAAACCGCACCATAACCACGTAGAGCTTTACCTACTCCACGAGGTCTACCACGAACTTTCCTTTTAGTCTTTTTAATCTGTCCACCTCTTTTTTTTCCACTTATTTTTTGATCTGCTAGACCATATAATGTTTTACCTAGATCATATATATCATGGCCTAAAAATCCAACACTCATAAGAGGAGCAAAAGGACCAGCCGCTAAAGAACCTGCTGTCTTTGCTCCTCTTTTAGCTATAGCTTTTGGACTAGTAAATTTATCTTTTATTTGTTTTCTTGCAGCTTTTGCAAATGTTCTAAAAGGAACTTTCTTTTTATAGCTTTCAGGAAGTTTATTATAAGCCCATCTAAGACCTTGTGCTCCCATACTCGTTAATGCTGCTGCATCTACAGCATGAACAGCAGACTGAGGAATGACTCCTTGGTCAACTCCTTCACGAGTAGCACTACCCGCACCTAAACCTAGTCCTGCTTGTAAAAGTTTTCCTCTAGCCATAATTACCTCATAGCTTTACCCCATCCACGTAGAGCCACTCCTACTCCACGAGGACGAGAAACCTTACCACCTTTCTTATAGCCTTTAATCTGACCACCACGCTTATTACTTTCTTGGAAGCCTTCTTCATGTGGTAACATTGCTTGAGGTTTAGTATCATACTTTATCTCAAACTTACGTGAGAGATCACCTATAGTTTCTCCTGGTTTACCATAGTAACGATAGCGTCCCTGTGCAGTCTTTTGATCTTTACGCTCTTTAGCTTCTTGAGAAGTCTTAGTAGGTTTCTTTTTCTTTTTAGGCATATCCTTAAAAGTATCTACACGAGGTTTAGGTTTACTAAAAGTAGGGTCTTCCATTTCAAATGGAGGTTTATATCCTCGTTTAGGTTTACGAGGAGGTGTGACATTAGCTAGAGAAGACTTTTTATCTTTCTCCTTATCTTTATTAGCATAATATAATGCAGTTCCTATACCAGCTAGACCAGCAGCAGCAGCACCTCCTCTACGTATATTTCTAGCTAGTTTTTGATCTCTTTTAGATACACCATGAACTTTTCCTTTTTTATCACGGATAGCTTGTCCTGAACGTCTACCTGCTGTAGTACCTAATCCTAAAGTTGATCTTATAACTTTTTCAGTACGAGACATAGGTTTCTTTGGTTTTGGTTGAGTACCACTAACTTTCTTTGGTTTTGGTTGAGTACCACTAACTTTCTTTGGTTTTGGTTGAGTACCACTAACTTTCTTTGGTTTTGGTGTAGGTGATTTTAGATTTGATGTAGATTTAAATCCTGAATCTGGTTGTTTATTAAGTGTAGCTTTTTTTATTGGTGTTTTTGTACCATTAACCTTAGTAGATTTAAAACCACCATCTTTAGGAGTAGTCTTAGGAGTAGTCTTAGGAGTAGACTTTGTATCCAAACTTTTTAATTTTTTAGTTAATTGTTGTATTATATAGGATAA